GGGGGATTAAATGAGTCTAACAGATGAGGAATATAAGGCCCAGCTGGAGCGGTGCAGGAAAACAAAGGCCGAAGTCATGAGAATCATTAAACCTGAGACAATCAAAAGGCTACGAGAATCGTATCAAAAGATAAAATGGGAGTTTTCAACGGGTTTACATTTACTTGATTCGGCCACACCAGAACAAAACTGGTTTAGTGATGAGACAGTAGACAGCTTCTATGCATCTATACTGGAAAGAATTAAATTATTAGCTAAAGAATTGCCTAAATTAAGACAGGCCTACAGAAAAGCAGAAAAAGCAAGGGAAAAGTATATTAACATTAAAAAAAGTAGGGAGGGNGNAAAATGAGATATTCAGATGATGCGGATGTNTANTATTGGGAAGAATGCAAAAATTACTTGACTTTGGCCCAGCAACAGCTAGACCATATAACAAAAAAAGAANAGGATATTGCAGTCATGTTGATAGCAAAAAACATTGATGACATTTATAACAGCATTAACGATGTACTAGAAAAAAAGGGGGAAGAATGAAANAGAGAAAAATTAAGAAGTATGGTCAAGAATTGTGGGATAAATTAACCACGTATGAACACTATCTAAAATGGGACTGCAAGGAAGTTGTAAGGGACGAAGTAGGAAAAAAGGATGTGATCGGNGTAGGNCTAAGANTGCATGAAATGCTCCATCTATGTCACTATGCCGGTTTTGTTCAAGCGAGGATAGAGGGATGCGATATTTTTAACGACTTCTCTATTAATTCTAGCAGGGATGAGATTGTAGANATNAGNGCGTGCGTCCAAAAATTGAACGCATACATTGAGGAATCAGCAGAAGAAGAACGTAAACCGGTTAAACAGATTTACGAAGCAGGGAAAAAACTGTTAGAATGTATTGATAAGGCNNTNTACGGCAATGAGTAAATACAGTTTAAAGCAGAATCAACGGGATGCGGTGGATTTTTTCAGGAAATCCTCGCTCCCGGGTTCCTTTTTCTGGCATGGGATGGGCCTAGGGAAATCTCTGTCATCTCTTCATATTGCAAAAGCGATAAGGCAGATTCACTTGAAACACGGAGATCAGACAAAAACCCTCATCCTATGCTCTAAAAGCATTCAAGTATCGTGGGAAACAGAGATAAGGAAATTTTGCCCAGAAGAGAGGCCCAATATTGTACTGCTCCCATACTCCCAGATGCATAATTTTGTTTTTCAAGCTAAATTTACAGATATCCGGCTACTCATTATAGATGAGTACCACTATTTAAGGAACGCAGGGACAAAACGGCTTGAGAATTTCACAAAACTTTTAATTGCCCTCACTTATGGCCCAAAAAAATTTGAAAATGGGCGTATAATTGGATTATCAGGGACAATTATTCACAATTCAGCACTAGACCTCTACAATATATTCGCCCTTTTCTCTTCAAAAACCATAAAAGAAGCAGTCAAAAAATTTATAGATAATCAGGGACGGAAACGGTGGGCCTCAATGTTTTCTAACACTGCTAAAGGATATAGTGGACGGGTAAAATTTACAGGGTTGAGAAATCTTAGTATTCTTCAAGATATTTTTACACCTATACTGCATAAGCGAGATATAGACGACTGTGAGGATATGCCTGAAAAATCCCAATATCTAGTTGATCTTGGCATTGATGACGATAGATTGTTGCGATATGTGGACGTAAACGCTCCAGGCCATTTCATGAGCGAATTAGAAGCGTTGAGCAGGGCAAAAACACCTCATCTTATAACGTGGATTGAGAATTTCCTTGAAGAAAACGAGGATGAGGAACAGCTGGTCGTTTTCTCGATGTATAAGGCCCCATTGAAAGCAATTCAGGAACATTTCACGGATGGGATGGTTGAGCTCATCACGGGGGATCAAAAACTGGAGGATCGTGAGGATGTTGTCAAGCGATTCCAAGAAAAAAAGGTGAAAATTATAGGGATGACCTACGCTTGCGGTGCAGAGGGTCTTAATCTACAAGGTGCTAGATTTGGACTATACCACTCTTATCCGTGGACTGCGGCATTATTTCAACAGGCCCAGGCCAGGATTCACCGATCAGGGCAGAAAAGAAAAACCTTGCATTATGTGTTGACTAGTGGTAAATATGATAAACATATATTTAATACGGTGATGAGGAAATCAAAGACAGCAGAAAAATTTGATGGTGCAATTAAAAAATAACAGGAGGAATTATGAAACCAGAACAGTTGAGAGAATTTAAGAAGTATGAACACGCAGAGAAGGTCGATAAATTACTCTATCGCCCTTCATCAAGTGAGCAGTGGCTAAATTGCGGAGCATCGTCCTATCTTTCTCAAGATATTGTCGAAGAAAAAAAGCCATATGCCGAAGAAGGGACAATGGCCCACGCAGTGGCAGAGGCCCTTTATTATCAGGAAAATTTTGGTATCCCTGTGGACAAGGATAAATTTGCGAAGGAGTACCCAAACTTTATTGATAAGTGGGATGAAATGATTATCCACGCACACGGCTACCTCAATGTTATAAAAGACATAAAAGTAGGTATGGCGAAAGGGATGATCCCCGTCGGAAATATTATTTATGAGGGTGTAGAGAAGGATATCCTTATTGGCGAAGGGACGTACGGCCTATGTAGAGGGACAGCAGATTATATCATTATAGGTGATAAAGGTGCTTTGATTCTCGATTTTAAATATGGGAAAGGGATGCAAGTTTCCGCTAACACTACGCAGATCAAAAGCTATTTTTGCGGATTATTGGGTATAATGGGGAACTCAGATTTTAGATTTATCTCTGCAGTCCACCAACCGAGAATAACCGATGCTTACACGATGCACACATATTCTCATACAGATATAATGGATCATTATACTGTTATTTCAAAAATCCTGAACACCGACCCTGCCACTGTTAAAGCGACTCCTGGGAGTCACTGCTTCTGGTGTAAAGCTAGTAGGACTAAAGACATGAGTAAACGGTGTAAGGCGAAGGATGAAAAAGAGAGGGATAATTTATTCGACGCTATGTCGGGCCTCATCCCAAACGTGCAAAAAAAAAGCAGGACAGAGATGGTGAAGGACTTTTTGTCTGCCTTTCCTGCGATGTTGAAACTATACAACCAGTTACAGGCGGAATTTGCGTCTCGTGTCGAGGGTGGTGAGAAGATTCAGGGAATGAGGGTTGAGACCAAACTAGGTCGTCGGGGCTGGATCAAAAGGCCCAAAGCTGAGATGAAACAACTGTTTGCGTCTGCATATCCTGGAGTTGACCTCTTCCAAATGGTTGAGAAACAGCGTACAATCACTGAGATTGAGCGTCAATTAAAAGCAAAGCTGAGTCCAGAGTTCGTTCAGGCCACACAATCAACGCAGTTGGTCGTAGATGGTGAGGCAGATTTGGATATTAATGCAATGTTTGAAAATTTTACAAAAAAAGATTGACAGCGGTGTTTTGTGGTGTTATAATGAGCCATGGGAAAGCAAGAAGAAGAAGAAAAAGGTTTTGCTATACTGGAGGAAATAGGGAATTATCTTAATTGGGAGGCGAGGCAAAGGGCAAGAAATATAGTCCGAAAAAGGCTAGATGAACAACGAGAAATAGCCGATGCTTGGGCCTCATATGAAGAGGGATACAATGAGAATGCGGATGGGGGAGGGTATGAAGAGTACTATCAAGTTTGATGGTAAGCTAAAAGAAGAGATAAAGGAAGGATTTGCTATAATGAAAGATATGGAAGAATGGTTTTATGAGTGCGAACGGTCTATATATAATCATGGGTTGTTTAAATCCGAAAACGCCCCTAAATTTAGGGGATCATATGTTGAGCAAGACTTCGACAAGGTTATAAGTGAATTTGAATAATAATGTAATAATGTTAAATAAGGAGGACAAAAATGGATGAAAAGAAGAAAAAGTTTTTTTGGAACAAACAATTTAACCTAAAAGGTCGGATTGTTTATCCGTGCCTGTTTGAACCGCAGGATTCAATGGGTTCTGGCAAGGAGAAGTTTAGCACAGTTTTCATGTGGCCAACGGATGAAAACAAACCCGTGTTCAATGAGATGATAGGGCTAATTAAAGAGTATAAAAACTCTTATTACCCAAAACATCAAGGGTTTATTGTCCCGTTCAAAAACGAGAACATGACCAAACAAGATGGGTCGCCACACCCAGATTTTTTTAATGGACACTATTGGTTCAACGCATCCGCCAATAAGGATTTTCCACCGAAGATTATGGATGTTAATAAAAACCACATTACAGACTCAACGGGGATTCACTCTGGACGGAATGCGATTATCAATGTTTCCTTATTCGCTTACGAATTTAAAGGGAAGGTTGGAGTTTCAGTCAATGTGAGGGCCGTTGTTATTCTGTCTGGCGGTGAGCCAGTTGGCGGAGGCGGACAGGTTAGCGATTCAGATGTTGACAAAATGTTTTCTGATGTTAAATACGATGTAGAAAAAGAAGAAACAAAAGAAGTGATGGGTGAATCATCCACATTTTTTGACAATCTTTAAAAGGAGATCACGATGAAAATTGAAATTAACGTGAGTGGAATCGACTGGAAAGAATTAGCTAAGGCCTTAGCTGGGACTGCTTCAGGAACGGTTAAAGAAGAAACCACTACAAAGAAAAAAGTAGGTAGAAAGGCCAAATCTAAAACGGAAGGAAAAGTTGAGATTACAGATGTGAAAGGGACTACAGTTGCAGAGGATTTTTTGAATATTCCTCTGGATGAAGAGGCCCCCACACAAACAACAGCTGAAATTGTAGAAGCATTCTCAAAAGGAGTTGCTGAAACGATCAAAGCTGGGAAACTTACTGAAAAAGCAGTAAGAGAGGCGGTTAGAGACACCCACAATGAGGGGAGTTTCAAGCATTTAGGNAACGTAAGNCTNCAAGAAATGCAACCTGCTGATGCTAAGAAATTCATTGCCCGAGTGAANCAAATCATCGGGTGATGTNTTGTGTTGTGGGCAGGTAAGACGAGAATCTTGCCTGTCCACCTGCNCTCACAGGTTGAGGGCAGAAACAATAATCTGTACAGACTGAAAGGTTTGTAGAGGATACCGTTGCCCAGCGTAATCTGGGCAGAGTATAAAGGTCTCGTAATTTAGAGACCAGGCCAATACCCGACTTAAGCGGTTATAGGCAAGTAGGTTCGCAACCTGCGAAGGAGCAAGGCGTAGGGCCACGGGGAGCCGGCAATTCGATCCCCAGAACCCTTCGCCTCCTTTTTTAGGAGGAAACATGATGTTACTAGGGATTATTATACTGCTGGTTATCTATTGCGTTGCTATGGATGATGAAAATATATGAAGAAACTCTTTATTGACATAGAGAGTAGATCGCATCTCGACCTCTCTGATGTCGGGCTTATGAACTATGCTTATGCTCCCACGACGGAGATCACTTGTATTGCTTGGGCCATTGATCAAGGGCCTATAAAAGTTTGGCATTATAGCGAAGGATCATTACCTCATGAGTTAGAAGTTGCCCTATCAGAAAAAGGTCATATAGTTTCTCATAATAGCCTATTCGACGCTGAGATGTTGAAGGCCAAGGTAATTAATTTCTTGAGAAGGGATGCCTTATTTGATGGGAAGCACTGGTATGACTGGCGTAACCACATCGACACTATGGCCCTAGGATGCTACCACCGCATCGGTGCGAGTCTCGAAGACTGTGCTAAGTTCATGAAGATAGAAGGTAAGTTTGCAGAAGGCAAAAAAATGATGCAGAAGCAGACACGCCTAGATAAAAATGGGAAGTTCATAAAACTATCACCGGAAGAAGTAGAGAAACTCAAGCAATATGCCGCTCAAGATGTGCATATCTGCCGAGAAATCTATAATAAATACCCGGCCCTTCCGTCCAGAGAACAAAATCTCTGGGTTTGGACTGTGAGAAATAATGAAAAAGGTTTGTGCATTGATAAAGACCTTCTGTACTATATGTACACTAGGGTACAAGAAGAAAAGTTGAGGATAGCAAACAAGTTTTTTGGGCTTACTGGGTTGAAGGTCGGCTCTATAAAATTCCGATCTTGGCTCTTGGAGAGATTTTATTTCATTGATAATCTTCAAGCGGCAACAATAGAAAACTATATTGCTAAGACGGACGATTTCACTCCAGAAGTTGAAGAGGCCCTCAAGCTAAAACTCGAAGGCTCCAATTCCTCCTTGGCGAAGGTTAAGAAGGCGTTTAATGTTCAGCATCACGGCAAGATTTATGAGACCCTACAATTCCATAAGGCCCAAACAAAACGGTGGTCTGGGAAAGGCGTTCAACCGCAGAATTTCCCAAGAAGTGAATATAAGGAAGGCGACCTTGTGCCGGATAGTCCTGATTTTAAAAGTATGCTGATCACCGGTCTCACAGAACGCTTTTATGGACTCCGAGAAATTAAAAACAACCTTCGTCGAATATTTACGGCCCCTAAGGATAGGTCGTTCTATTGCGGTGACTTTTCTCGCATAGAACCTGAAGTTATTTTCTGGCTCTGTGATCAAGGGAATGTTCCTGCAAGATGGTATGAGAAGACTGCCGCCTCAATATATAAAATGGATCATAATGACATAGAAAAGGATTCTGTGGAAAGGCACGTGGGGAAGACCGTGGCCCTATCCAGTCTCTATGGCCAAGGCCCTCATAGATTCAAAGATGAAATGCAAAAGGAGGGCATAAAGATGACTGTAGCAGAGGCAAAGAACGCCATCTACACCTTCAGGAACCTCTATGCATTTATTCCTCGCCTTTGGAAAGCAATGGAAAACGCCTTCTATCAGTGTATGGCGACAAATAAGGAAATCAAATGGGCCAATAAGAATATATCATTTAAATGGAATCGGGAACTAGACAGGGTGGAACTTACTCTGCCCTCGGGAGGCAAACTATTCTATAACCGCCCTCATGCAGTTGCCTCTCCTTCAGGGATTCAAATATCCTACTGGGATATGACATCGAATAAGGTTGATAAAATGACAGATATATGGGGTGGAACATTGACGGAGCATTTGGTTTCCGCCACAGCAAGAGAAGTTCTCGCCACTGCGGTCCTTCGGTGCGAGGACAGTTTGTTAAATGTCGTTTGCAGTGTTCACGATGAACTCTGGGCATACGGTGAGCCGGGTTTAATAGATAGATTTAAGGAGTTCATGGAACAGGTTCCTCATTGGGCCAAAGGATTGAGAGTCAAAGCAGAATGTTTAGAAGGGGAGTATTATTTAAAATGAGTGGAAAACGTAGCCGTGATAAAGGCCTCAATTTTGAGAGAGTGGTGGCGAACGACCTCAAGGACATCTTCCCCGATGCGGCCCGTCAATTGGAGTTTCAGGTGGACCAGGCGAAGGGCGTTGATATCCGAGGAACCGGTAGATTTAAGATACAGTGCAAAAATAAGAAGTCCTATGTGTCTGTAAATACGATAAATGAAGTGAAATGCGACCTGTTTGAAGTACCAATCCTCGTGACTAAGGCCAATAGACTTCCTGCAATGGCCGTTATTCCGTGGAAAGACCTACTTGTTTTGTTGAAAAGAAGTTGAAAATGCGGTGCAATTCGGGTTTAATGGAGGTTCACCTTTTTTTGAAGAGAGAATATGCCCCGAAAACCTGCAGAATTTCTAGCTATAACGGTTCTTGCTGGAACTAAGGTTGCCTTAGACCAGCACATTCAATCAAAATATAAAGACCTCTACAAGCTAAAAGCGGAAAACAACCTCTCAGGTTGCGATGTTGCTGTCCCGTGTAAGCAAAACAGTATCATCGTCATTGATATTGATGTGAAGACAGAGACCCACAAGGTTGATGGCCGTGAGTGGTGGGCGGATTGGTTGAAAGAGAATGGCGGTGAGGATACCTACATCGTGCGAACTTTGTCCGGTGGATTACACTACTATTATTCCCTGCCTCCTCATGTGGATGAGGAAACTTTCCATCCAAAGAAATCTTTGGCCCCCGGAGTAGATATTAAATGGAAAGGGTATGTTGTGGCCCCACCTACTCCCGGATATGAACCTGTCAACAATACAACCCTCCACAACATCAAACCTATGTCTTCTAAACTTTTGAGAGCGGTGGAAAGCTCTTTCCATAAACCCTATGAGGGCGTAGGAGGCATTGACATCACCAATTTTAGGATTCATACCCCCATCCCTGTGTCCGGTATCCCACGATTGAAGGGGATGCTATCGGAGTTTGGATTAAACAACCCTGTTTCCTATGATGATTGGATTAAAGGAATCTTCTCAATCACTGCGGCAATAGATGACGTGGAGGAAAGAAACAATTGCATAGAACTATGGACGAGGAATCAATCATATCAAGATGGCGATATTGAAAAGGCCATTGAAATATCTCGTCGATCCGACCCTATGGGTGAAACAGGGCCTGGAACTATATTTGAATTGATTAAGCAGAATAAGAAACTGGTAGAAGTTAAGTCTAATACTCTACCGACCATCGAACAGCTACTTGCGGATGATGGACTCCAAACAATACAAAAGAAGGCCGGAATACTGGTCATCTTACCAATTGAATCTAACGTCTGCACGATTTTAGAGAACATCTTTCCCAATACGGAGACAGACCTCAATCATCCAGAGATTCATAAATCTATGTTTTTTGACCATCGCAAGCGTGTTCCCTACCTAAAAGGTAAGCAATTATCTCAAGGTGTGGACTACTTGGCCTATAAGATTCTGGGTATTATTCAAGGACACTATCGTTTGGCCCATTTTAAGTTCGGTGTTATTAAGAATGGGCTAGAACTATTCCTATCTCGACGATATGTTGATCCCTGTGCGGAGGAAATCAAGGGCCTAACGTGGGATGGTCACAAGCGAATGCATAAGTTTTTCACCTCCTTCTTCCCAGCAGAAGGGGAGCAAGAATACCTGCGTCGGTGCGGAGACTTCTTCTGGCGGTCTTATGTCTATAGAATCCTTGAACCAGGGATTAAATGTGACGAGATAATCACCCTCATTGGTGCTGAAGGGACAAGAAAAACCTCAATCGTTGGGGCCGTAGGAGGGGAATATACCTACTACTGCGGAGAGGAAAACGCCTTCGTCTCTCGGGACTGTCTCCTCAATATGCATAGGTCAACCATCGTAGAATTGGAAGAGATGACGGCCTTCAAAAACTCCGACCCTAACACTATCAAGGGATACCTCTCTAGGACGACTGATACCGTCCGGCAGATGTTTGGGCGGAACTCCTACGATGCTCCGAGGAGTTTCATTATGATAGGGACGACCAATAACAGGCGATTCTTGACAGAATCCATGGGAATTAGACGGTTCCTGCCCATCGTTCTGGGCGGTTCAAATAAAATCGACGTTGAACTATTCCTCAAATATAGAGAACAGCTTTTGGCAGAGGGGAAACATTACTATGATGAGAACGTGCCTCTAAGGCTGGATGTCTCTGCCTTCCAAAAGGAATTGGTCTCCAAGCATCAATTCCGATCCCCTCAGGCCCACCTACATGAGGAAGTGAGGGAGTTTATTAGGCATAAGTCCGTCGTCGATGTGAGGCAGATTTATAACCATCTCCATATCTCCTACCCCAGCAATACGAACAGGCAGACTGAGAAGCACTATAGGGCCATCTTCCGGACACTGGATACCGAGGAGTTTGTCGATATGGGTGATGGGAAGACATACAGAAAGAAAGAATTTCTATCGGATATACTATGAATGCGGCAAGTTTAGAAAAGAAACGCCTCTATGATAGGGAGTATCGGAAGAAGCACCGAGAGAAGCACAGGGAAGCGGTGAAAAGATATAGGAAAAGGAACCCAGACAAGGTGGCCAGATTCAATATGATCTATCAGATGAAGCACGCAGAGAAAATTACTGAGAGAAGGCGGCAGTCTGTTACGAGGCTAAAAGAGAAGATATTTAAGATGCTCTGGGAGTCATAGTGGTGGATAATGATCGTCATCTCGTCTTTTCCAATCATCCCAAACACAGTAGGCCATCACTGCGAGTGAGACGGCAACACCTAAAATGAATATATAGTCGTCTGAGTTCATAATCCTGTCGTCACCTTAATTGTACCATAGAAATACGCCAAGAGTAGGATGGCCCAAGTTGCAATCCCTGTGAGGATCATACAGGCCCCGAATATCTCTAAAACTGCTTTGAAAAATTCTTTCATGTGTCTGAGTATCCTGGGATGTTGGGCAGACTCCTAATAGTAAGTCTTATATCAAAAGTAACAGGTTGATCTGTGTCTATTAGGTTTTGGCGGTGCGGGTTTGTCGGGTATATTTGTAGGTAATCTCCTAAAGACAAAGAAATATTTGCACTATTTATAGTATTATCGACGTTTCCTAAAAAAACTATTTGTGCTTTTCTTGTCGCATCAGGGTTAAGTGTTGTGATGACTGCACTTATTCCATTAGAACTGCCAGAGCGTGTTGCTGTTAGTCTGCCTGATATATCTAATGTTAAGGCCCTTCTTGCTCTCCATAAACTTAAAGCGGCATTGACATTACCTATTGATGTGGTTTGGGTCACCCCAGTTAAGTCTAACATGAAAGATTCTAGGGCCTCATCAGGATCGCTTAATGTTATTGTGTTTGAGGCATCATCCAAACTGAGAGTAAACATACCAGTAAAAATAGGAATTAAAGGCAGTCCTGTAGCGATGGGTTGAGTCCTTGAGGAAGTTCCCAGTATCCCTAAGGTTGCTGAAGAACCTTTGGTCATTTGAAGCCCACTTGTTTCTTCTTGTAGAGTAAAGCTAAATTCTGATGTATGGGCCACCATATATAGTATAAAATTAAAATTAGCGTTGTTTTCAGACCCAGAAACAGTAAATGTTAATACTCTACTTCTAGGGTCAACAGATACTGCGATACTACCATTCCTTGTAGGAATGAATACCATTCTATCTGCCTCTGTACCCAAAGTACCATCAGGGTTTATAAGATAACCAGGAATGTAAAGATGACGGGCGTTGGCAAAGGCAGTAGAAGTATTAGGGCCAAAAGCAATTGTTATCCCGTCAGCATTTAACCAGTTATCCCATAATGCCTGTGGAATAGGGGTGTTTCGTCTCACTCCAGAGCCAGCAGAGGTATTATCTCCTAAAAGAAGGGTCTCTCTATGAGATTGTCTTATCCCAGCTAGAACTCGTCTGAACATCTCTTGCATAAATGTAGGTAATGTGTTTGTTAGGGGGGTGCGTAATGAAGCAGGGCCTAGCATTTGACTCAAATCTCTTTGAATGATAAAAGCGAAGGCCCCAACCCTATTATCTGAGGTATCATATATTTCGACGGTTAGTGGTCTCCCCAATCCCCTAGCAGTAAGTGCGTTTCTTATACTTGGTTCAACGACTCCTGAACCAGGGTTTTTAACGGTTAGTCTAATAAAGAATTGTCTTGAATTTGCAGGTATTGGTAAACTGTTGCTTAGTCTCCATGAAGTAGGGTCTGTTTCACTATCTGAAAAATCAAAGTTTACAGGAGAACCTTCTAATACACCATTTCGTCTAATACTTGTTATTTCAGCATCTCCGGCATTTCTACATTCAACTACTATGTATGTTGGAATGGATTCTAAGCTATCAAATATGTCAATCCCATCGTTTATAGACAGAATCTGAAGCTGTGCATGAGGGGAACCTCCTCCTCCAGAGGGTCTCCCTTCTAATGCTGTGATGGCAGTAGCATTTGTTGTGATGTCGGCCTTGTTTTTTGCGGCCCTAGCATATACTGTTCCTCCAGCACTGGGGGCATCTGAGGGAGTACCTACATCGCCTTCTAGTTTATTAATACGATGAAAAGCTATATTGCCTAGGCCTCTAGCGGAGGATGTGTCTGTTTTATTTCCTAAATCAGAACGGACACTAGCACTATGATCCCTAACGGTCTTAATCCTCTTAAAGATTGAGCCGGTTCCAGTAGAATCTTCGGTAGTTTCACCTATTCGCCTATTGATGTCGCCCAATGAGCGAATAGTTGTGGCCTCTTCAGTTTCTAAATCTGCGATATTCCTTGCGTTTGTTGTTATTCTTGTATTGAGTGCGTTTGTGACGGAGACATCAACTCCTCCTCCATCCATACCTGCAGGCCCTGTATCACCTCTATCGCCCTTATCGCCTTTAGGCCCTGCAGGGCCTGCAGACCCTGCGTCTCCATCATCCCCTTTGTCGCCTTTCGCTCCTTTGAGGAATCTTGTAGGGCCGGCCCAACTATTATTTGAAAAATTAACCACAATATTTCCGCTGTTATCTTCCTCAAGCCTAACAATGTTTTGAACTTCCCAAAGGTCGAGTTGACCTGAAGAGACTAATTGCTCTACAGTACGACCGCCCAAACTTGCGACGGGTTCGGCCAATAACCCGTTTAAATCTGCATTCCACGGTACTGTCATTGGCGGAAGACTAAATACTAGGCCTCCAACATTCTGTGCGTCTGTAGGGTCATAAGTGATAGTGATTGCACCTCGACCTCCTTGATCTGGCGTAAAAGCAGGAGTTATAGGGTTTCCTGTATCCGTATCTGGCAGGTTAGCGGTATAAAGTTTGACTATACTAGAGGCATTTCCAACGGCCCCTTTATCGCCTTTATCGCCTTTGATTCCTTGAAGTCCTTGAAGTCCTCGAAGTCCTTGAAGTCCTCTCTCACCAGGATCGCCTTTATCACCTTTATCGCCTTTAGCCCCAGTTTCACCTGTGTCGCCTTTAGCCCCAGTTTCACCTGTGTCGCCTTTAGGCCCTGTTTCGCCTGTGTCGCCTTTAGGCCCTTGAACAGTACTGTCGTCACCTGTGTCCCCTTTATCGCCTTTATCACCTTTAGGCCCTTTGGAGAATGGTAGTGGGCCGGCCCAATTCTCGTGAGAGAACTCAACAATAATGTTTCCGTCTGCATCTTCTTCAAGAGTTACAATGTTTTGAACTACCCAAAGGTCTAGCAGTCCTAAAGATATCCATTCTCTTACGATTCTTGGGCTTCTATATTCGTCTAAGACCTTATTTAAATCTGCATTCCATCCTGATATGCCTTCCAATCCAGGTGTGTCAAATACTAGACCCCCAATATTATCTTCATCTAAGGGGTCATAAGTGATAGTGATTGCGCCTCGACCGCCTTGATCAGGATCGAAGACCGGTTCTGTGAGGCCTCCTTCTGCACCCGGTGCTGTAACGGTATAGAGTTGGACATAGATAGAGGCGTGTTCCCCAACAGGGCCTCTAAATCCTTCTTTATGCTCCCCGAAGATGAAGCCGGTTCCTTCATCATTGACTCGGATTATTCGACCAGCTAAATCACCATCAAACGCCCCACTTCTTTGAAGAGTAGTCTCGATGTCAATGTTTTCCGGTACTTTGACGACACTCTTATTAGTAAAATCAGCAAGACGCTTGACGGCCATTGTGGCCCTATCTACCGCTTCTTCAGTGTTCTTGGCCGTTTGCCTAGAACCCTCTCTAAATGAGGCAGGTTGAGCAGAGGAAGGGTTGAAAGAGATTAGGAGGGAAACATTTGAGGCAAGTTCTCCGTTAAGCAGGACACCAGCATAAACCTCACTCGGGTCGTCACTAGGGGCATTTGTAAGGCCCGTAGAACTCATGTAAATGTCTCCTCGGATTACGAGTTGGGCCAATCCTTCGGAAGGAAGCAGACGGTCAATTGTGTATTGAGAAGGAGATAGAACAAAAGACGTTCCGCCTCCAAAAAACAGGGTGACGACGATATCCTCAGCGGAGAATCGTGGGAAAGGAATGTCGTAGCTAGTCGTTGTACCCGTAGCGTTACGAGTCCCTTGAGACCCTGAATAGGATACGCTGGTCTGTTGATTTCGTGCAATTGTCATATTTCTATTATTAAATAATAGTTTTCGATTTGCTACGAGTTTTTAACTGAGTAAATCACTCTTCTTCTGCCGCTCTAACGGCCTTGCCGATAGGGGCAAAAGGAATCCCAGTCAATAATGTGGCCGCTGTCGCCATATTGTCATAATCTCGTCCAGAGAACTCCTCGAAGTCCTCATCAAACATAGCATCTTGGACTGCCTGCGCTCCGCCTGTCGCCTTTCTAAGCGGATAATAAACCGGCCCCATTCCCATATACTCTCCTGATCCGGGAACAAAGACTGGGGCGGCAAAACGAGATAGCAAAGGGCTGTAGATGTCCATAGTCTCATAAACGATATCCCCCATTATGTCTGCCTCGGTATATCCGAGATACTTTTCTTCTTCTTCCTCGTCTCCTGTCATAGCGGCAAGGGCATACCCGACCCCATATTGGATGAGGGTAGGAATAACCGAGAAATATAGGATGGCATGGAGGGTCTTCAGGTTATAATGCTCTCCCTTATCCTTCGCCCTGCTTCGGACTTCGTGCAGTTGGCCCCTCAATCCATGGGCAACCATCGTAATCATGTAGGCCAAGCGTTCAAAAGGAGTCTTGAACTGGGCATTCGTCATGGATGAGACTGTGGAGCCTGCCTGCGTCCTCTCTACCAGGCCATCGGCATAGGCGATCGCCTGTCCTTCTGTCTGCCCTTCCTCTATCTGCTTCTCATATGCCGCCTTCCAGACGGCCATATCCACGAAATTTTGAGCAATTTGGATGCCAAGAAACGACCATTTGACGGAACTTGCCTTCAATCTCTCTAATTTTGTCTCTGTTACCTTCAATTCATCCAGTCCTCGGACGAGGTTTTCTTGAAAATTGTCCATTCTATTCTTCATAAAAGGACTAACTTCCCCGATTTTGTCCCTCATTTCTCGATATAGCCTAGGATTTCTAATAACTCCTGCCGTTGAGAGGACGTGTTTTGCCAATTTACCCTTGCCTACATACTGGGCGATCGTCGGGACTGCCTGAATCCAGCCTAAAGTCTGCTTGGCCATGGACTTGACGTTACCGAAGAAGAGATAAACATAGACATGGCGACGGAATCCAGTCGCTAACTGCCCAAAGGTTGAGTCATCGTAACGGGCGTATTGTTGCTTGACTGTCCGATTCAGCCATGGTTTCAATATCCTGTCATAGAAACCTTCTTGACGCTCCTCTAGTCGTTCACTGATTCTCTTATCCCTCATAACGACATCTACGGCCCTAAGAGAACGCTTGAGATAGGCATTTGAGTAGTGGTGTCCCATCAAGGAGAAGATTCTGCCTAGGTTGAGCTCCAGAGGATAGCGACCTTGCGACCTCTTTTTTCCCATGGAAATATCAACTGCCGGATACCAGATGTCGAAATTCTTGTCTCTATCTGTCTCCTGGCCGGTTATGAGGCTCTCACTTCCGGGAAATTTGTTATTCTTGATGAGGGGGTAATAACCTCCCTTATAGGTCGCCTTCTGCCCATCAGGGAATGAGATAGTCCTAGATTGCCCTTTCACTTGGCCAATATTCTGCCCCTCAACATCCATAAAGGACTTGTGAACCATCGGGTAAATCTTCTCAAACTGATCATGTATTTCCTGAATGAAATCAAAGTGGGCCCTGGTGAGGACTCCTGTATCGACCAGACGCTTGATAAAGGCATCCCATGCCGCCTTATCTATAGGCCCTGTCTTCTTGTTGTTGCTGGAGAAGAAACCTCCTTGGAAGAACTTCTGTGACCCCGACTCTGAGTTAGTGTACATGAGGGCGACGAGAACCTCAGAGAGGTTTTTGAAGGCCACACCTTCTCCTAATTCGACCGCTTGAATCGGGGCAGAGGTAAGGCCGGAGATTTGAGAGAGAAGGAAATTGACTACCCCTTTCTTCATATCTGTTGAGTCTTTCACTCCCATCCCTTTGGCCAAGGCGGATTCCTTGATGGCCATCTTTCTTGCCATTTTTGATATTTTGGTTAGGGCCTTCTGTAGTTCGACTTGTCTCAAGGATTCCTGCTCTAAAACTTTATGGAAGAGTCTGTTAAGCCATGACTTTGCCCATGTCTTCTCGTCCATAAAGGATGCGAGATGGTTGTACATGGCCACGGCATCGACTGTGAAATATTTCAATAGGCGGTTTTGAGGGAGTTTCCTTTGCTGGATTGTGCCTCCAACCGGTTTTACCTCATTGAGGATGGCATCAACTATCGGCTTGAGAGACATCTTCCACTTAGCGTGTGCTTTAACTATCGCATTTTCTTCCTGTGCTATAGGAGACACATCACCTATAGAATCAAAATGCTCCTTTACTTCATCTATAGACATTTTCCTTTCTATAGGGACAAAAAATTCTGGGTAGGCCTCCATTATCATATTTTTAAATGCCGTCTCCGCCATAAGATTTCGATAAGAGGGAAAGTTCATTTTTTCAGGAAACATATTATTTTTAACGGTTTCTACTATGTCACTATTTATAGGATTATCTGTAGGATCAATGATTTTATCTTTACTACTCAGTTTGGTTGGGTCTTTACTCAGTTTAAATTCCCCATAGGCCATCGTAAGAATCAAATACTGATTGTCCAAAGTTTTCACTAAGATAGTAACCGGCTTATTGCGTACTTCATTTCGGGAAAACTGCCTCCATTTTCGATTAACATCGACAATCTTTCTCTGCATCTGATCTATGTGTTCTTGGGCCTTACGCTGAATTTGAATATGCCCATAAATATCTAGCGCTTCTACGAAGTTCTTATCCTTTATATGCCGTTTAAACTGTTCTTCAAGATAGGTTATGTTGACCTTTAAAGTACCCAGGTGACCTTTTATAAATTTGTCTTCTAAGACAAGAGGAGAGGACAGAAACCGCCTTTTCTTTTTTGCCCTGCCTGCCTGATCCATAGATATCCCTGTGGGGGTGTTTAGGGCCGTTTGTTTGGCCTCTTCATCTATCCCTTCCTTGAAAATCTGGAAATTATCAAAGACATTTACCGCAGAGGGGTCTAACCCTTGTTGATCTCTGAGTGCTTGCAAAGCAATTTCGGAGGCCTCTTGACGGACTTTATTTAGTATCTTGTCATTGACAAGCCTACCATTTGCGTTGGCCTTAAACTGCTCTAGTTCGGATATATTTGGGTTATATTGCCTAAGAATGTCATATCGTATTTCAGCAATCATAGCTTCATACAAGAGAGCGTGACCTATATTGGCCAGATAATTTTCCGAGTCAACAAGCCCTAAATCTATAAAGTATTGTAAATCGTAGGATTTGTTATCGGTATCAATGCGGTTTTTATGTACACTTTTACTAATGGTCAATAAATGATCGGTATTTAAAGAGGAGAAGTTTATTTTTTTATCTGGTTGAAGTTCCCAAAAGTGGTGTAGCTTGAACCAATATTCATTTTTGGCCTTCTCCATGGCCTTCTTTTCTACTATCTTTTCAATATCCTTAGGGAGCTTCTTTGTGTTGGCCTTTCCTTCTTGAGCGACAAGATCGGCATAGTATTTGGCCAACACTGTATCTACCGCTTCTCGATACATATCCCTCAATCGGATATAGTCCTCTCCTAGAAGTTCTTCGCTAAAGGGGAACTCAGGGATGAGAGGATATACCTCCGTTTCTATCGCCTCGCCTAAACCTAAAGCATTAGTAAACATTTTGTTTAGGTCTCCTGTTATGGAGGAGGCATGAACCCCTTTATGGGCATAGCCAGTCCCGATCCGAGAGGGGGGATAGAGCGATCGCATCAACTGTTGCAGTTTATATAGGGCCTTTGCCGCTTTGACACCCTTAAATTTACCTTCAAAAAAGAATTTTTCAGATGTGACAGCAACCTTTTCATGGAGTGGATGAATCTTATTTTTTACTATGAAAATTCCTTTTAAATCTTTAAGTCCTAGCCATTCAGTCATATATTTCATGGCCTCTTTATAATCTTTTTGTTGAGGTGTAAGTTTGCTTTCTTCAATGGAGTGGATATGATCCCAATCTGCGGCCATATCGTTTAAAATTCCATGGGCCAATTCGTGAAGCAGGGTTACGACATCGCCTTTACTAGTCATTCCGGTAACCCAACCTTGCCGAACATCTGCTTTCACTCCGGCCTTCTCCGCCCACCCATCTTTGAGGTATTGAGTAGAAAAAAGAGTTAAAAAATTAGGAGAGTTCCACCCAATAAATCTACCTGATTTTTTTGCCCAAATATGAGTCCGCTCCATTTTTAGCAGGCTGATAGGCTTCCCTGTCATTTCAGACCTTCTTCTGAGATAGTTGAAGAAAACAGACGCATACTCTTCTTGCATTTCGCTCTTAACTTTTGTTGGGATGACTTTGTTTCTTTTAAAGGTTTCTTTAAGTTCAGACTTTATTTCGTTGAAGACGTTTTCCTCTTCGGCATTTTTAAACCGGCTAAAGGCCACCTTGTCTGCCTGGCCTTCTTCTACTTTTGGCTCTGGTTTTTGCTCCTTTTCGGCCTCTTTCTTATCCTCTTCTTTAGGCTTAGTTTTTGCTTTTGGTTTAAGCTGTTGCTTCAAATAAGACTTTAATTCATCTTCATTGGTGAAGATATGCTCATCAATACCTTCATCCAAATCTCTTGTGGCCGTAAGCCATTCAGCGAGGGATATTTTTGCCACGTTAATCCCGTTTTGTTCACCTTCTTCTATCGCCTTTCGAGTCTCAGGTTTCAACCTTTCAAGGAAAAGGTTGTAGGATTCTTTATCTAAGACGCTTTTAATGGCATCGGTTACAACCCAGAGATTGCTAATTGAATCTGGCTCAACTTTTGTCTCCGGTTCAACCTTTGCTTCTTTATCAAGTTTTGAATCCTCTCCCTCTTCGGCCTTGTTTTTTTCGTATTCTGTGACTTCGTCGGGCTTGATGACTTCATCTATCAACTCCTCAAATTTTTTGGCATCTTTGTCTGTCTTGACGGCCTCCTTGACCTTCTTCTTCAATTCCTTGACTCGCTGTACTTTCTCTTCTCTTTTTACTGCCGTGTTTGCTTCGTGCTTTGCGACTCGAACCTTTTCCATGAAGACTCCTGCGACCCTTGGGATGCCTCCTATAGCACTGAGAGTCCCTTTGGTAGGGGTAACGAGGATTGACTCCTCTAACCCCTTGTAGAGGCCCTCTCCTAACGCCTCACCGAAGTCCGCTCCCTTCGTCATCTCTTTTGTGACTGTCGCCCCTCCCTCTGCGATCCCCTCGCTGGCCACATCGAATCCGGCCCTAATGGCCTTCTGCTTCACGGTGTTTGCGGCAAGGGTTCCGCCAAACAGGTTGAGAAGATAGTCTAAAGAACCCCCAACAACACCATATTTAAGAGCGATGTCGTTGATTCGTTGCATCTTCTCTTCGTCATCAAGGATGGCCATGTAGTCAATCGAACCATCTTCTTGACGATATTCCTGCATCTCCTCGTTGACTGCCTCGGCATAACGAACCATCGTCATCCCACCAATACCAACTCCGGCCTTAACGAAGAGGCCGGGGACACCTCCTACAGGGAGGAATTGCGCTCCTATGGCGAGAGCAGTAGGGCCTAAGGTGGAACCGGTTGATTCAAGTCCTTGGAGGAAGACGGCCTTTTTGTTATTAAGTGCCGCCCAAGCATACTCCATCATATCCAGAGATATGGCCCCAGAGATTTGCGACCCTCGGAACCACATTTTTATATAGTCCTCATAGGTTTCTTTAGGCATTCCAGCGATTTCGTTTATTCCTTGAGGGACTTTCTCTTTATCTGCCTTCCATTCCTCCTGTGCGGCCTCCCAGCCGGACATATCAGTTCCATAGGGAGTAAACCCTGCTCTACGGTCGTCAATATTCTTGAGCATTCCTGCGAAGGACTGCTTATCTACGGCCCCAGTAGAATAGAGTCCTACGGCCAAGAGATTTTCAAGCATGGGGACGTTTCTATAAAGGGCCTGTTGAACATCATCCACGAAATCTGGGCCTGTGTCTGCCTTAGCAAACTCTAAGAGAGTGCCTGCGTGTTTGCTATAATAAGGATAATTTTCCTTTTTCGCCCCCCAAGCAACAACCCGAGGATTTATAACAGAGGTTTTTTCTGCGTAGAGGACAGCACCGGCATCCTCTGGGGAGTATATTTTTAGTAATTCTGCGGCCCTTTCCTCGGTGACCCCATGTTCTTTGGCGAATGTTGAGGCATCGAACTCTGCATCTTCTGGAGGAGGGTTCCCATAGGTGAAGGCGGTATCTGTTATGGCCTGTTGATTGGATTCCCTTTCTACTTGGTCAACGACAGCATCAATATAACCTTGGTCTGTTTGAACACCAGAAGCAAGACCTCTGTCTGGTGTTACTCCCGGAGTAACAGATAAAGCGGCATTTACTTCTTCTTCAAAGGGGTTTACTGCCATTATTAAGGCCCTATTGTTGGAGGTTGTTTCTTAGGCCCATAGAGAGTTCGATATAGGCTCTCTATCATAGGAGGAGATAGCCTACCATGCCGGTTGATAAGTTTATCAATGGCAGAACGAAGAATCATCTTATCTGTTTCACTTCCAGACTCAAACACCTCTTTGAATTTAGGGTGGTATTCTGAATACTCAACCATTCGCCTATTCTTTTCCATCTGCTCAGGAGATTCTTTTCCGATACCAAACCACCAGCCCTTGTCATCTGAGTATTGGTCTAACATTTTATGAAGCATTCTGTCTGTCTTTGGGTCACCCAATGTACCTTCTTTTTCTGCATTGTTGACATAGTTGACTAGTTGGCGTGCAATCTCAGGCTCTTTGACCTTACTGATTTTATCATATAAAGGCTTGAGTAGTGCAGAGGGAGGAGCGTCAAACTCTCTCTTTGCCGCCCATTCTTTCCTTGCTTGGAACATCCGGTAGTGGGCCGGAGACAGGGCATCAGGCTTGAGAATCATCTCAGAAGCAAAGTTGATTTTGGCAAAGCCTCTAGGGTCATTGAAGAACATCTGGTCATACATAGCGTAAACGCTTGGGTTTGATTTAATCTTATCAATCTCTCCCTTCTTCAATCTCTCATAGTAGCTTCTAATTTTGTTGTAGTCCCCCATTTCTAGCTTTCTACGCTTGGCGAGATTTAGTGCTACCTGCAATGTCTCCGGCCCTAGATCGTCGGCCTTTACGGCCTTCTCAAATATCTCTGCGGCCTGAGTGACTGTATTGTCTCTGTTCTCTCTCTTCTGAGAATCATATGATCGAAGAAAATCATTCAATTTCCCGAGGGTCATACTATATAACTTCCCTTTATTGTCCTCTTTTTTAACCAGTTTCTTTAGCATCTCTTTTGCGGCAGACTCATTATCCTTATGAATCTTCGTTATCTTATCAAAGAGCATGAAGCTCTTGTCATCTAACTCATAAACATCTGCGGCCCTAAGTAGATCGTTGGCCTTCTTAATATCATCCCCCATCATACCTTTTTTAAAGTTCTTAAAGAGTTGTCTGGCCCTCTTATATCCTCTACCAGTACCAGCATTTACCTGATAGCCCATGGCCTCAAGAACAGCACGAGATTTTGCCGCTTGCTTGTGGCGTTCTAATGCGTCACCTGTAAGCCCCATTATGGACGAAGCGTTGTCTCCTACAGTGTTAATAAAAAAGTCCATTTTTGCTTTTAGGTCGTTATCATCTCCAGAATGTTGGACGACCTCAGAGAGAGCGTGTTGCATATTCTCTGTCATTTCCTGCTTTTTAACCTGAAGGAGTTCTTTGTTGGCCCAGCGAGTGACTGTCGTGTTGACATCTTCTTCCATGCTTTCCATCATGGCCAAATTCCGTTTTAGGTCTTTTTCATCTACCCCTTCAAGGGATTTTTTATTCTTTTCTTTGAAATCTTCGACGCATTTTGTGGCGGCCTTAGGGGCGTGCTTCCCTTTGACTTGGATTAGGCTTTCGATGCACTCATTTTTATGGCGAGAGAACTGGTTATAGATACGGGCATCAAGGAGTTTTTCTTCCTCTGAGAGGTCTTTCTCTTGCTCTCTTCTTCTATCGGCCACAATCTCTTTGGCCTTCCCTGTAACCCCTTTTGCTGGGCCTTCAACATTTACTTGAGGCCCCTGCTGTGTGCGGATATAGCCTCTCCTTCTATCTCGTAGAGACGCTATCTGCCGTCGGGATTCTTTATCTCCCTCTATGTTTGTCGCTCTTTCAAATCTATCACGCAAGGCCACGATATACTCCTAATCCTGCTGAAGCTAAACCACCAAAGGCCTTAACATTTGACTGTAGTCGGGCATAGGCCTTTTTCCTTCTTTCATCAGCTTGTCTCACTTTAAGATTTACACCTTCTTGCTCCAACCCTAATGCTCTTGATAAGGCGGCATTCTCTCTTTGTGCCGCTCTTGTGGCCGCCGCAACTCTGTGGGCCTTAGAAACTCGCTTCACCCCTTGTCCTGAGACCTTTTGCCCTTGTGCCGCTAGCTTTAACTTCGCATCATCGCCTCTTTGACGACCCTTTAACTGCTCTTGAAAGGCGTCGGCCTTACCTAGGCGACGAGTGTCCTGTGCGTCTTGTCCTAAGCGGTCTATATCTTCTTGGATGAGCCTTATATTTCTCTCGGCATTCTCAGAATATTGCTTGTAGTTGATCAGGGCCTGAGATACTTCAGCAAGTCCGTCCATGGCCGCCAGCGCACCTTGCTCTTGCTTAGTGACTTTTATTTCATCTCGGAGTTTGTTGACATCATCGGAAGAGGCGTAGGATTGGCTTTTTATGTTTATCTCATCTCTTGGGACACTAAAATCCGTTTGAAGAGCAATCCCTTTAGAAAAAGGAACATATTTTTCCATTTCCCACCCATAGACATGACCCCCAGGAACTTCTTCTGCTGGGTCTCTCTCAGGCGAACTACCCGTTATGTTTCTCTTTAACATCCTAAAGGACATCTATCTACCTCCCGATTCGACCCCTTTGGGGTATATTGCGTTGACCGTTATAGGTTTGGGCTTAGGTTGCACAATCCTTACTCTACCACCAACAGACCAAGCTGAGGCAAGATTCTGCTGTATCGCACCGCTGTATAGGCCATTTTTATCGACCTGTAGCCTCGAAACTGTCTCAGAGATAGGGAAAGTTCGATCGGTTTCGTTGGTTTCTTCCTCACTAATTGACCCCATTTCGCCCTCTCCTGTCCTATATAGGGCCGCTACGAGGACATTGACGACCTTTTTACCGTCAATTAGACGCTCACTTTTTGCGTCTATGGGCAGGGATTCCATCTCAAACTGATAGGGTATGCCTACAGAACCCCAAGCAAAACTTTGCCTGAGTTGCTCTTTCAAATCCAAAACCCCGTCATTATCTACTTTCAAGTTAGGGATTTCCTCATTATCCGCAAAAACGGAGACCGTTTTATTCTTCAAGTGCGTTAGGCCCTCTACCCTATCTGTCATTGGAACCCATCGAGATGCTCTTGACAACCGCTCCTTTTCCTCTATGGAGCCTACTGGAGGGCGAGACGATGGAGTAGTCAAAACACGGCTTAACTCTTCCGGCAACTCCCCTCCACCCCCTTCTACAACGTAATTTACTCTAACCCTTGCCCCCTTTGCTATTTCGTCTAGATAGGCAGAGTCGAAGGCGTTTGGCCTACGAGTAAAAAACACATTACGAGTTGGTTCATTAGGTTCACTAACAGTTTTTCCTGCGGCAAGGGATGGAGGGACACCCTGGAAATCATCTCCTTCCTTTTTCAGCACTACTCTTTCTCCATCCCCGTAATAGACAGCTATTTCATCAGGGAAGATAGGCCTTTTCAAATAGTACATACCATTAATGAACTTTATAAGGAGGTCTTGCTCTCGTTGAGTAAGAGTACTAAAAGTCAATGAATGCCCTCTGTCATCGAGGTTTGCTTGACCATGAGTTTTATAGTTTGTAGTAGTGGTATCCAGACTTATAGCATCTTTAAAAAGCAGGTTAAAGAACCAATACATCCCCTCTCTTCTAACCATTTGGAGTTCGCTTCCATCCTCGCCTTGGTCAAAGAAATTAACAATGTTATCAGTAACATAGAATAATACTTCTACTTTATCCTTTTCCTCGCTGTTCGGTCGTCCTGTTATATTAATGTATCTCCTGTTCTGGGCGAGACGATTAATTATACGCACATCCTCCGTCTCTTCATATCCGTTTTTTAGCCCTCCCCCCTCTATAAAGGAATTAATATGCGTAAGGTTAAACTGAGACTCTATAACAGTAAAATCCCGAGTCTGTGTAGTGGTAAGCGTACTATAAAACGTAATCCACTCGGACCCAACACTATGAGTCCCTGTTGGAGAAGGGGTTTGCCCAAAAACCATAAAATCTCGAATCATTCCAGTAACGTGTTTGAAATCCTCTATGGATTCGCTCTCCGGAACATTCTGCAGAAATATATTGCCTCCATTAGGGGGAGAAGTAGAAACCCAAACACCTGTAGGCCCTTTTATCAGCCTATGCCCAAAGGTTCTCATCCCATCCAAATAATTCATCCCTTCAGGATGAACATCATCACGAGGGACTATTGCTTCAAGGGTTCTTATCTGCCCTATCCTGTTGCCCTCTTCATCAACGGTGTCTCGGACTATGGTGGCGGCAAGAGTCTCAACATCCGGTGTCCTCCATCGGCCATTATCATTTCTGGAGGGCCTATATAAAGGGGCCAATCGAGTAGAAGCTATGTTCTCTATATACCCATCAGAAAGTTCATGTATCCCAAAGCCATAAACGCCTTCAGGGAATTGAGTCATGGAAAGCAACGCTCCATCTTCTCTTAGAAGCCAAATAATGGTCTCGAAGGATGTTGTCACCGCCATCTGAATGATAGACTTTTCAAGGAAGTGCTTAGCAAACCCATCGGTCTCCGAAATCCTCACTCCCGACCCTCTACCTGATCCAAAATCAACAGAGACTATGGAGGAATGATCATTATTCAAGAAGATAACTTTATTCTCCGCTCGGACAGGTTCAACCTCTTCGGAGCAACCCCCTACATAAATAGTCACAGGGTTGACCTCCGTAGGAGTGATGATACCACTATCAGAGTTCCCTGCAATGAGGTAGGCCTTCTCTGTTGTGAAGACTAACAGCCTCTCCGAAGCAACCATTGCTACAACCTTTCCGCTATCCTCTATAGGGATATTAAACTCAAAGGCCTTAGTTGGCTCTATGTCATCTGCAGTAGTAAAGTCAAGATAAGAATTAATAGCTGAGACACCTATGACGGCCCTATACTGAGTCTCCTCTGTTTGACCAGAAACCGTATAAGAAACGTACTGCCTTTGTTGATAGATTACAGAGCGTCCAAAGGATGTAGATGTTATGGTTGTGGCCCTTCCAAAAATAGGCACTCTACCCGACTCTTGACTTCTCATATAAGGTAGATAAAGCCTTTGAGAGGGAACCTGAGGAAAGGCCAGGGGTGTAGTAAACCCAGAAAGAGGTGTGGTATATACGTGTTGATAGAGAATATTTTCATCAAACTCAACAGCGTCAACCTTCGTCCTCCCAAACAGTCTTAGCCTATCTCGTATAGCAGAAGAAGGGATTTGAACTCCGGGGTCTCTTAAAATTATAGGCCCATTAGCAGGAGTTGAAACCCTGCGACCTGGGGTTCCTCCTTCTGGTATTCTTGTAATCCACACAAGAGAAAACACGCCATTAAGCTGTGTTGATCTATATAATTTAAAGACATTTCCTTCAGGACGAGGTAAATACCTTCTTCCGGGAGCAAGTATGGGGGTTGCTGTAGTCCAGGCCCTCACCCGATCATCTGGATTATTCGTGTCAATCCCAGCTAAATTAAGATGTGCCTCTGGGTATTTATTAAACTTTGCTTTTTCATCCGTACAGTATAAGGCCACCTGAGAGAGTCTTTGTCCTGCATCATTAGTACCTATCCCCGAAGGAAGCCGTGGGAAGGCCCCCGGATAATCAAAGAAATATTCGTGTAAATACGATCTATGACTTGTAATAACGAGTCGCCCATTAAAATTCTCCCCCACATTATTAACCAAAATCCCATTAATGAGATCGAGTCCAAATAGATTAATCATATCGAAACCAGACCACCTAGTTCCTGGCCCAAAAAACTCATACGTTCTTATAGGGGATGAACGAAAAGCGTCGTTATACTCAAACTCTCCAATCTCAAAAATTACTTCTTTTCCTGCGTATGATGTAACAGGGCCATCAGTAGCAAAAAGGATTCTTTCATCTCCATTGGCATATTCACAGGTCACTATATAGGCCCCGGAAATACTAGGGGTCGCTCGACTATCTCCTCTAATATGCATCCCTACTCGGTGCTTGAAAAAAGGGAGGTTATCATAAGGTGTCCCTCTCCCATCATCCGCTTTATAGTCAAAATAATTATCTATAACGGTCTTTTGAGGATATTGGGACAACGAAAGGGCCGGATGATCTGCAATAGTTTTTCTATAGGCCCAATTTACTGTCTCATAACTAAGGTCAACTTTAGAAGAATCAAAACTCTTAGCAACATTGATATTGAGGGCCTTTCCCTCACCAAAATTCAACAATGCCTGTCCATTCTGTAGCTGAGTTATCCGCCCCTTATAAAGAGGGTTGCGAAACGAAGGGCTATCAAACTCAATACTAAAGCTAGAAAAGACTTCTAAATCCCACCAACGAGGGTAATCAAAACCCTCGGGGTCAAGATTATCAAGCACAAAATCTTCAATTATCGTTCTCGCCTCATCTACATTTGATTTTGCTCTCAAAAAAAGAAGCCTACGAAACACCGCAAACAGAGGGACATTTCTAAAAACTGGGTTCCCATCACTGTCGTCAAAGACAAACCGATTAACTGCCTCGTTTATCTCAGTCTCCATGGCCAAGAGTTTTGTGTTACTCCTAGTTCCCCTGCCTGCGATACCTGTGTCATCGAGAGTGGCGAGATAGGCAAAGCCGGCCCTATTGGAAACCCCTCCACCTCTGCGGACATACCCATTCTTGAGTTTATAGAGTCCTTCGGCATAGCCTACCGAGGAGGACTTGAACCTATAGGATGGAGAGACCTCCCCACGGACGAACGAAACCTGTTTCCTGTTGGCCATGCATTACCTTTCGTATATCGTAGTCTTCTTACGCATCAACTTCTTGAAGGTTGCCTGTTTCTTTGGGTCTTTCTTCTTGTACTTCTTCATCATGCGTCTGTCCTGTTCCCCAATGGCCCTTCGTTGTGATGTCGTTTGCTTCTTCTTAGCTATTGCCGATCCCTGTCTGATTGCCGCTGAGCCTGCTTCTACCGCTATCGCTGGGCCCAGGAGACCCCTCAATCCTGCGGCAGTCGCTGAACCTCTGGTTTTGAACTTATTCCAACCTCCAGGAGGAGAGCCAGGAAGTTTCTTAATTCTCTTAACTCTTGCAAGTTTACTCTGTACCGCCTGCTTTTTAGAGGACATCTTTTTTCTCTTACCCTCCCATTCGTCATAATTCGGCCTCGCTTCTAATGGTCGATCCTTAAAGCGCCTTATGTACTCGTTATTAAGTTTGGTACTCTTATATACCGATCTTCGTCTTTTGAGTTCCTTGTTGATGTTTCTTTTTCTCGCCTTTTCTGGATTCTTTTTGTCTCCATAATACTCTCTACTGTACTTCTGCTGAATTTCAGCCGCTGTTCTTGGTCTTTTTCTGGCCATTTTTACTCTCCTTTTACGCATTTTTGCGACTCGTGCTTTCGATTTTCTTGTGATTTCATCTGCTTCTCTTGCATTTCGTCTTAAAATTTTCTTGTTATCGGTCATCAGTACCCCTTAATAGTAACTCACCAATTCTTCCAANCGTGTCGTAATAAAGGGCGACACNGGTCGGATTTTTGGGGATTCTCTTAGAACATCTTCCGCCATGGCGGTCATTTCTAAGTCCTTAATATTAATCTCCAGCTTCGTCTGAATCTGGGCAAAGTTGTTGGTGATGATTGACGACCCAGACATATGGGCCAAGACTGCGGCAAAGAGAAGGACGAAACTTTCTGGATAGGCGGCATCCTCACCCCCAAGGTTGGTTGTGTACTCCATGGCCGCATTGGGAAGGTCTGTGTGAATCTGAGGCAACCCATTCACAGTGACCTCTTTATAAGGGATGAACTCCTCTGGATACTGATCCCTATTGTGGACAAACTGCCCCTTCAAAGCTATTTGACGGGCTATGACATAGTCGGGAGGGGTTTTATAAGCATAACGATAACCAGAAGAAGGGTTTTGCTCAGCAATAGTCATGGCCCCCTTGGTGTAATCTACAGCAAATGACCATTGAAAACGAAGTAAGGCACTATTTAGGGCCAAAGGATAGAAGAGACGAAGAGTATCTGCTTCAGATGTTTTTTGATTGTCCAGATCGGTAAGTTGCTTACCGGCCCCTAGAAGCCCTAAGGCGACATTCGCTACTGTTGTTTTTCCAAATGACCGTGCCATACTTAAATGATAGCACTAAATCTTTTTTTAGAACATCTTTTCAATGTTCGCTTGAACGTCTTCTTTATTTTCGGGTTTGGCCACTGTCCCAGTCAATTCCTGTTGAACTTGGTCGGGTAAATCGCCAGTCATGCCTTCACGAGGGGGTTCCTGCTTAGGAGTCTCTTGAACAGGCGGCTGTTGGGCAGGAGGCTGTTGGGCCGGGGCCTGTCCGCCTCCTAGAGGAAGAGTCTTCCCCAGCGTTTCCAAAGGAGGAGGGTTATTGTAGTCGAGATGGCTTGTCGCCTCCGACTTTGCCAACTTCTCCTTCTTTTCTTGCTCTGCCTGCTCTGGTGGGAGGCCATCCCGTATAAGCCAGAGAGGCAGAACCGTTAAATTACCCTCAGAATCGGGCTTAAGAGCGCCATCGTAGTATAACTTTTGCCCTACCTGGACAAGAAGACCGCCATAATAGCCCTTAGCGATTGCAGTACATAAAATACCTTGTGGTTTCTCAGACATAAATCTCCCTCAATCTAACTTAAAAGTCGTGATCCGGTACATCCTCAACAAATCCAGCAGTAACCTGTCCGCCTGTTGAGTCTGACCCTGTGGATGCCGCCCCTTTTGGAAGATACTCTAAAGCAAAATATCTTTCTGTCAAGTATCGAGGAATATTTGGCCAAGGAATAGCAGTCCCAGCAGTGACAGTATCTAGCGTCACCGTTTGGAGTAGCTTTCGTCCTGCGTTAATAACCCCGTTGGCATCAACACCCGTTCCAACGACGAAATTTACTTCAAGGCTTGTGGCCCCGATAAAATCTCGAATGATTTGACCCATGAATCTCTGCCCCTTAGAGCCAATTCTCCTTCTAATAGGAACTCTCCCATTAGCGGCGGCAGAGGCACTGAAGCCGTGAACCATTCCTGTATCACCCAAATCTATGGAGTTCTCGCTTTTAACGATTGCCGCCCCACGAACGTCTTGAGCGTCGGACAATATTGACTGTTTATCTAATCTCATAATTCCTCCTTATACGAATGGTACTGCGGCCTCTGAATGCAAGAACGCATCACTTTCTTTTATTGGTCTCTTCCTATGCATCAAAACCTCGTCGGCATTGACACCTGTTTGTTGAAAGGACAACCAAAGATTCTTAGGAGTATTCCTAGCTTGATAGTCAAGGTACTCAATCATGGTTGTTCCCCCATACCAGCAAGTCTTCCCAACATTCACCCTTCGGGCAAAGTGACGATAATACCCACTGTCCATAAGGTTGATAAGATTGGCGGTTCCTGCAGGAATGTCCTCCATTTGGCCGTTGGCCAACATATTTGAAACATCAATGTTCGCTATACGAACGATGTATCTCCAATCAACAGGAGTCAAACCTAAGTCCCAACGAACCTCTTGACGATACGTATTATATCGAACTTGTTTAGCAACATCTGAGTAGGCATGAGTAGATTCTACTGGCTTGGCCGTAAAGCCTGCCCTTTGCTTCCCTCCTGCCGGATAGATAAAGTGACAAGTAGATTCGTGCCAAGTGACCAACAACAAAGAGGTATTATCCGCTGTGTCCCTTCCGCCCCCATCAACGATTTGAGAACCGTTTTGGGCCATCCTATCGTTGAAGAAAGCCATGAATCCCGTGACCCCTTTTGGATTAGTCTTTTGATTTCCATAAAGGAGGGCCTCTGCGGCCTGAATGCTTAGCCCTTGAGCATAAGCAGACAGTTCTTGTTGCATAATCCTCGTTCTTTCCATTCCGATAGCATTGCTTCGTGCTTCGCCTGTCATTGAAGCAAAAGCTGGGTTGTTTTCAACCTCGTCAACTACCTTCCTGTCTATTTGAATAGCACCTTCCAGATAACCGGGAGTGTGTCTAAATGATTGAACTTCAGACTTGTCTTCTGGAATCCCTTGATAGAGCATTCCCCAGATACCTTGAGGCAACCCTGTCCGAACTGTCGTTTCGTGACTGACACCCCTATTACAAGGCATCGCAGGGCCATCCTCCAACATTGGATTCATTTGCCCAGCTTGCTCAATTATCCGTCCGGGAACTACCCCTGCTCGTGCTGAAATATCGACTAACGATGGATACTTACTGTTTACTAACATACCTGTCCTCCTTAAAAATTGTTTACCTATCCTTAAGTCTGAGACCCCGAAACTAAAAAATCAATAGTTTTCTAAAAAAAAACTCCATATTGCTTTTTCGCCATCGCAAGTTCCTTAGCTTCAGCAGAATCAGAGGCCGACTCTTTCGTCTTCATATCGACCGTTTTCCCCTTAAATTCAGGCTGTTCGTTCAATGCAGACCCGATTTTATTAAGGAATCTGGCCAAAGTTACGTCCATTACGCCTGGAGTTCCAAGGTATGCTTCCAGTTTTTTAGCATCCTTACCTCCAAATTTCTTAACGGCTGTATCCATATTCTTGAAGGTTTCATCCTTATTAGTGTTTGAAAACAGAGGGTCTTTCTTTAGTTGAGATAATCTCTCTTGTATTTGCTCTGTCTCTTCTTCTTTGGCCAACTGATAGCCTTCCAGAGTAGATTCCTCAATTAATTCTACTGTTTGTTCCAAAGTCTCGTCGTCAATCTCAATCCCATCAACTAATTCCGACAATTTTGATTGGACTTCATCAGATAATGGAGTATCTTCCTCAAACTCTAAGGATAACTCAGTGTCTTTCTTGAGGTCATCAAGAGTCGGTTCATCATCCGTTGACTTATCGTCATCTTTAGGGGTATCGTCGCCTTCCGGGGGAGGCGGTTCGTCTTTCCCGTCCGCCTTGTCTATGGCCTCCTTATTCTTATCAAAGAAACCCTTATCATCCTTCGTATCCTCATAAAAAATGTCATAAAGACTCTTATCATCTACAGGGTCTTTCGATGGCGTTCCTGCCGGCTCTACTGGGTCTGTTGCTGGGGGTGCATTGTCTGCTGGTTCATTTGTTGGTTCATCTGCCATTTTCTTCCTCCTCTACGGTTCCAAATTGTTCTCCTAATATGTCATGCAAGGCACTTACGTCCTGCTCGTCTTGTGCTTTATCTCGGAAGGCGCAATCTACCTTCCATCGGGCCAAATCTGCTGGAGGGATTACCGACAAGAGGGCCTCTATATAGAGTCCTACCCTACGCTTTCCCTCACTAACCCCGACCTCGAATTGATTGACCCCGATATTTGCCTTGTAAACTTCGCAGAATTTATAGATTTCCCAAAGAATGGCCCTTGTCTCATCATGGTAAAACATCCCTTGAACATCGTTCTCAAGACGGTCTAATTTTTTCGAGTCGTCCAAACTATGCGGCCTCTTGTTGCTCTAATCTATCCAGCACTGAATCTCCTTCCAGCTTCGCTTGAGACATATCTTTCATCATGGCCGCCTCATCCATCTGATCTTGCTTCTGCATCTGTTGGGCCTCTGCTTCTTGAACTTTGATAACCTCTTGCTCATATTCTTCTTCATCTCTCAAGTCCATGGGATTGACTCCTAGAACATTGAGGTATCGTCGAACTATCGCTTCCTCATTAAGAATCTTCTTCAAGACCGGTTTTTGGAGTGCCTCACTGGCCGAAGCAGAAAAGTTCACTGCTCGTTCAATCGTTGTGGCCTGAGAGACCTTCGTNGCTTGGGCCAATACTGAAATGTACTCTGGAATCACCGGACTGCCAAGTTCATTCTCTAATTGAGGCATCAACCCCTGCTTGTTGAGAATGAAATAAGCATTCGCAATTATCTTCTCATTCATATCTTCATCAAGTTGACTTAGGGCCGGAGAGACCAACTGAAGCGACTCCGACGCTCTCTTTTGAATCTCTGCCGCAGAGACGTGACTTTTTGGGTCATACTGGGCCACGGCCTTGAAAAGATCAACGAAAAAGGACTCATTAACAAACTTGTCCGTCTCCTCTATCGACCTAATCAATTCCCCAATCTTCCCATCAACCTGAAACAACGGTCTCAATTGCTTGTCGGACATCTCAGAAAAGTAGGTTATCCCCCCTGCCGCTGTAGAAACCCTTCGTCCGGCCAGATTCGCAGGGCCTATAAATGGTGGCCTGGCCATCTTTGCGATCGCCTCAAGACGATATTCTTGCTCCTTCTGGAGAGTCAAAATATCTGAATGGGCCAAATCCATAGGGCCTCCAACTCCATATGCCTCATCAGGAAGAGTCTGCCATCTGGGAGCGATTATGGGGAAATACTCATAGCCAGAGACCTGAAGAATGAAATCATCAGTATTATCGACCTTGGCCGAAGGAGAGCCTTTGCCCCCATACATCCCCAATTTAGCATTCCTTTCGTTTGGCCATGTCTGATTAGGGACTCCGCTAGAAGGCCCCCATTGATTGATATAATGATAGGAATGGAAGGGCCTATCCAAAGGGTCGATAGGGTTCTTCTTGGCCGCTGGATTAGGCACTATAAGGTGGGAGATAACAATCCTCTGCTCAAATTGCTTCGTCGTGTACATCTCTCGAACCCACGGATTCAATGAGGCCAAATCAATATGTCCCGTGGAGGTTAGTTTACCAAAAGTCTCAACTATTTGCTGGACGCTCAACGAATAATCCCGAACAAAGGAGTTCACGTTCCCAAAAGANTCGGCCCCGACACAATATTGGCCGACAGAAATAGGATAGAAATAGAAAGCTGTCTGGGGGTGAGGAAGCATTGCGAAACAGGCATTGCTGAANACCCCNAAGTCCTCATAGACTCCTGGNAGTACCTTATAGAGNTTGGAAATATGGAAAAATCGGTTAATGATTTCCGACTGNAGCGATAGGGTTTTCCGCTCCCTCAATGAGACATCCTGATCTAATGTCGTCAAACGAAACCATGGTCTTGCTCGTGGGGTATTCCCATTGAGCATCCCAGAGACAAAAACCCTCAAGGCCCTACCAGCAGTATTTCGGAAGATTTTGTAGTCTTTCCTACTCCCATCGTTGTCGTTTCCCGGAGAGACTCGATAACGATAGGGGGATACCAACTGAGCGGCATCCTGCCATTTCTTAACGAATCGAGACTTGGCCGTAATCATGTTGGTTCGGATGGTCTCCAAACCTGCATAATTCAGCGTCCCATTTCTATTGTCATAAACTGGATGGGCCATGCGTCCTCAGTTATTTTTTCTTCTTATTCTTAACGCTAAAGGGTTCTCGACCAGATTTAGTCTTATAATCCGAACTCTGTAGAGTCTCCTTTCGCTTCCTGAAATATGAATCCTTCATCCTAGAAAACTGAGTTTTTTGCTCTGGAGTAGGGTTCTTACCCATGCCTCTCAAAGAGTCCTCCAATTTATAGTAGTCGTCCCTCAAGGATTTTATTTCGCCTCTTCTTCTCTTTATGGCCCCAGGATTATGAAACTCATAGTCCTTATCGGTAGGAGTCGCCCTCTTGATTTTGGAGTATTTACTGGGTTTTCTTCTAACCCTGCCCATAGTTTTCTTTTCCTCAGCTGGAGCAGACTTAGTCTTCGGCATGGCCTTACGTTTAACCCTAACTGATTTAGTCGGTTTTTTAGGTTTCTTCTTCATCATACCCTTCTTCTTGGCCTTATCGCCCTTCTTGAAATTCTTTTTCATTGCCTCTTCCTCGCCTCTACCGTGCAAGAAATCATAAACTGCGTTGCCAATGCCGCCAGATATGGCCTTCTTTATTGATTCAACTGCCATAATACCCTCCTTATTTTAGTATGGAGGCAAAATCCTTGCCTTTCAACTGATTTTTCATTTATCATTAAAACATGGCTTGGGGAATGCTTGCCGTGGCCCTCGGGACTACGATAGCACAACATCTATATTCAGGAAACAGGTCTAGGAAGGCCGAAGGACAAATGCGTTCCGCAGAGATGGATGCCAAAAGAGAAAGGAAAAGACTGCGAAGAAAAAAAATACTTGACCGATATAACTCCACTATGGCCCAGCAAAGTTTGGCCGGAGGGGGGACTTCACGAGTAAGAAGGAGATATTGATGCCTAAGATGAAGAAGAAAGCTAGGGTTAGAAGAAAATTGGCCTCTGCAAGTGCGGCCTCAAAAGGTGCAGGACTCAAAGAAAGATGGTATGAAACCCCTAAGGCCAAAGGCCGAAAGGGAAAAGACTGGGTTGATAAGGAACTTGACAAAAGAATAAAGAAGTTCGGAAAGAAAAGAATGACCAAGATGAGAAAGGGGTAATTATGAAACTTGAAACAGAAATGGAAATGCTTGACAGGTCTTCTCGGTTAAATACCTCTTATGGCGACCTCGAAAAAGCTGGAAAAATCGGAGATCGAGGGACTCTTTATCGACGATATGAGGCCGAAGAGGCGAAGAATAAAAAGAAGACCCAACAGTCTTCTAGTGCCGAAGGGATGATTCAGGAGAATGCTCTGCGTCAAGAAGATTTTCCTGGTGGGTTCTATTAGATTTGACAAAAGAGGAGTGCGGTGGTAAATTATGAAAATGATGAGAATAACATTACTTTGTTATCTGTGCTTGATGGCCTCATGTAAGACAGTAATAACCCCTATTGAAACCCCGACCTACGCCAAGGGTGTTAGGATTATCCGAGGGTTTTGCACAGGTTACGCTGTCCACACTGAAGAATATGGCCTTATTTTTAAGGTTTCAGACATCTTCTGCAAAGATTATGAGACTACTACAGGAGAATTTCTAACAGAAATGATCCCTGGACGAATAATTATCAAAGATGGTGATCAGTATATGCATATTGAACCTGAAATTTTACGAGTTTACTTAGAGGAGTTAGGAGATGAGGGAATACTTGAATTCTCACAGATACCGCTGGAGATGCACTAGGGGCGAAGTCGTTACTGTTGCTCTAATCGCTGGAGGAATCGCTCTTGCCGGATACATTGGAGCAAAAATGTATGGCAATTCTAAGAAAAATGAAGGCAAGCAGGAAACCCAAATAGAGCAATATAAAGCACTCAAAAAAAGAGATGAGGATATCACAGTAAGGAAAAACCAATATCTCAAAGTTCAAATGCCTAAACGCAGACGATACGAAGAGGCCGTTGAGGGCAAAGATAACGCCAAAGAAAGAGCAGAGGCCACATTGGATATGTTCGATAGGAGCAAGCATTGAACTTTAGTAAACTAGAAAAAATCTTGATATCTTTGCTCTACTTCGCAACAATATTCTTCTTCGTGGTTGTAGCCTTAGAAGTAAGGGGGGCAACAATAAATGCAAAAGTCCGATCTGAAGACATCGTCAAAAATATGATTGAGAATAAATGTGACATGGAGAGCATGGTAGCGTGCTTCAGAAATGTCAACAGCTGGTACGTAATCCAGCACTGCAACTCTTATGATTGGCAATGTCACTCAAGAATACAACGAGAATCGCTAAATACCCTGTTTTGTGATGGGGTATGTACGGCGGTTCTATTAATAGATAAACAAAACAGAGAGGAGGAAAAATGAAAGTACTACTATTGATTTTGGCCCTAGGGCCTTTGACGATGCTGGGTGAAGAGAAATTCACGAGGAATCAAATTATCGTTGGGTGCTTGAAGCACAAAACAAAAGTCATAAAAAAATTGCATAAGGTTTATAAGCAATACTCTTTTAATTATATGAATGAGGCCTTAATGCAAATTTCATGCTTTGAAATGGCGGATATGGTTGTAGGTAATAATGCCAAAAATGCCTCCTCAAGAACGCTACAATCTAAGCACCTAAAAGTCCCATCATTTAGAGGTAAAAAATGAAAATACTACTATTGTTATTGGCCCTATGGCCCGGCCCTATGCTGGCACAAAGCTGTTCAAGCGAGAATGCCCAGGTTAAAAAGGCAAAGGATACTCTAAAGACTGCTGAGAACAAGCTGAAGCAGTGTAAAAACAAACCGAAGAAACCGACTCCTGAGCAGGAATACAATCGGCTTTGGTCTGCGGCAGTGAAGAAATATCAGAAGCAAATTCGAGATATTCAAACAAAACAGTATGAAGAGCATCAAGCAATCATGAAAAAAACTGGCTGGAACCCAGAAAAACAATCAAAGAAAAAGAAATGAATCTAAAAGCACTCAGGGATGTAATAAACACAAACGGCTCCGATGTTAGGGCATTAGAGACCTATGAGTTTGAATTTATAGACCAAATCTCACAAAAAGAGTTAGACGCAACCCACGTCTTAGTTCACGAACAAACCGGCACTCTCGTAGTAAAAATTAGAGATGAAAGCAACGTCAAGGTTACAGGCGCAGGCCCCGACATTCTGATTGAATTAGCAAGGCTGATAACGGCAGAAACGCCCTTCGAGGAAAAAGAAGAGTTTAATTACAGCCTGCTAAAAGCACAAGAAATCCTAATTAAGAGAAGACAAAAACTCGAAAAGGAGAAGAAGAAATGAAAAGAGAAAAGGGATCAGGAAGACCTCGTGGAAACCCCGGGGCCGTTGGATGCCTGCTTCCTATGGTCTTCTTCGGCCTCATGTTTGTGACCTCCTGTGCCATGGTTGACTATGTCAAAGATGCTTTCGATGTCACCTATGAGGCCGGAAAGGTCCGTGGGAGACAGGAAATCCTCAAAGACATCGAGGAAAATAAAAAAAAACTAGACGACATAAACAGTCTGGTATTACAGGAAGTCGCCCTGCTCGTCCAAAAGAAAAAAGACGGCCAAGCAGGCGACAAAATCATCGAGTTCGTGATCCCGATGACGGCCAACTGGTTGATGCTAAAGAAGAAATCAAACAACCTGAAAAAAGAACTGAGGGCCGCAGATGCAAGTCCTGGGAAAAAGGATTAGGAATTTGTCGCTGATTTAGGGTTTACAATGAAATCCTAGGGCCAGTAAACTGAAGGAATGGAAGACCTCCCCTTCAACGCTATTCTGACCCTATCTTCAATCGCTGTTATCCTGGCCATTATCGAAATCATCATCCTCAACCGAATACTCGGCAAACAAGAAAACCAAAACAAAAGCGTTACAGGGATAATTCAATCAAATACTAAGGCCCTCAACGACCTCCAGGTCGTCCTCACCAAAGTTTCCGACTCCCTCATCAGAACAGAAGAACGAATTGACAAATATCAATCGTCAACAAATAGCAAACTGGATATACTAAAAGAACTTAATAAAAAATAGGTCGAGGATGTGGCCCTTTTTCTTTCTCCTATAAAGTTAGTTAAAAAGTACAAAACATCACTCTCCTCGGCCTTTTTTAAAGGAGCAATATGAAACAGCTAATCTTTCTTATCTCGATCTTGGCCCTTCCATTCTTCTTCCTATCCTCAGAAGAAGTCCCTACCCTCCATGGATGCGAAATGATATGCACCAAACACTTCGATCAACGCTGTGACGTATATCGAATAAACTGTATTAATAAAGGAAGAGAGAGAAGCAGGGCATTAAAAGACATCACCCATCACATAGGCAATGCCGTAACTATCCAGCAACAAAATGACCTAAAACGGTTTGAACGTGTTATAAGGGCCTGTAACTTATGAAATTACTACTTAACTACTACTTGCTACTAATTGTAGTAGCAACAACATTGGTGTCCTGTGAGAATCTTAATGTTAGCGTTATCAATCAAGGTACTGTTGTCGGTGATAATGTGGGAAACTCCTCCACGAGTGAGGTTGACCAACACGCTGGGGATCGCATCCTCTCGCCAGAAGAAATCAAGCGGGCCAAAGCTGGGCATAAACGTGGCATTGAGGAGGTCATTAAAACGCAAGCATCGCTAGGTCTGATTGACGCATCGTTCGATATTGATTGGGAATCAGAGATCACAAGGGGCGAATTTCTCGACAAATTCCCAAAGCTAGACCCCGTCCACAGAGACCTCATAACTATTCTGCACCTAGTGTACAAAAAAGTCCCTGCATTTAAACTTTTTCAGTGTGCCAGAAATCTCAAAGAGCAAAGACGAAACATGGAGAGGGGTGTAACTACCACGATTAAAGGTTCAAGGCATCTACAAAGACCTGTTCAGGCCTGCGATCTAAGGAGTGCTAGAAAGGCCAAACCATTCGTCAATGGGAAAAAAGACATCTATGACGTGGAATATTTAGGCTATTTTCAAGGACTAGCAGAAGGCTTCAGCTTGGCCCTATCTGGCTACCCTTGTGGAGCGTTTGCCTCTTCTGTTCGTAGGGTAATGAGATGGAAAACCATTAGAGACCTTTTTCATATCGAAGTCAACCCGAAGAAAGGATGCGAAGATGGCTACAAAACAGAGTTCAACAAATTCTCTCTACTTTATAATGACGGCCCCGGATTCGTGCTGATCTATTCGGAGTTTGAGCATACTATAATTGCTTCGTACCCGATGCTTATAGGCGTAGAAGATTTTGAGTTTGGCCTTTTGCCTTACCTCCAGGGCCCAGCCTTTCTGATCCACCGCCGTCAAGTCCTCTTCGAGGTCGTCTAAATCCTTGCATTTTGTCATATACCAGTCAATCATCCGCATGATATTTCTCGCATCTTTTGGTATTTCACTCTGCATATCCTTCCTGAAACAATCCATAAATCCTTCTAACGCCTCTCTAAGTTTCTTATGCCGGGCCATATCCTCGTCGACCTCAAACAGCCTCGCCAACGCACCGCAGTACCACCCAGTCAAAAACTCTCTGGCCCCTTTTGCTTTTGTCGGGTCTATGAAACATAAAAACCCTCGATAAACCTCTTCTTCAACACTAAAAATATCCGATTTCTCTAAATCTTTCATAATCTCCTCCTCGTTAAACTTGGCAGAGGCGGCAGGAGTCGAACCTGCGGTCTCTTGAATCAAAGTCAAGCGGAATCTCCCCTATCCTACGCCTCCTAACGCCCATGATATACGCCTCTGGCGGAAAAGCAACATTTTTCTTTACATGTGTGTAATTTGGTGGTAGAACGGTGGAAAGGAGAGTGATATGGCATATAATATTCACATTCATGAAGGCAAAGGGTCTAAAAAACAGAAGTATTTCTGGCGTTTGGAGGACTCCAAAGGAGTCGTTCTAGGATGCGGAGGAGAACCGTTTTCAACCAGATGGTCGTCCAAGCGGTCGGTTAATCGACTTGATGATCTGCTACAAAACGACGCTTCTACAGCAGAGATTGCTACTAACAAAAAAGGCGAGTGGTTCTGGCGTATTAGGGCCAGAAATGCCCGACTTATGGCCCGAGGAACCGTTTACTATCCGACTAAAGCTAAAGCAAAAAGTAGTTTGGTTAAGTTCACCAAGGCCTTTTCAAAGGCCGTCATAGCATGACGGAGTCCGACCTCGTCCTAATGGGGAAGTATCTCTTAGAGATGGCCCTGTTAGGCTTTGGTTGGATCGCAGTTTTTTGCTTGTGGATTCTGGCCTTTGCTGTTGGTGTTGCGGCCATCGTTTTAGCAATCATACTCTTATTAGGGGTATATAAAACCTGGAGAGATAAAAGATAGCTATTAAAGCCCACACATCAGACCATCACAGGCATCATCCAGCGAATAAGCATCTATCTTCCCGACATTCTTGAACTTAACCTCTGAGAGAGGCACGCATGACCTATGAACATATTGATGGTTTTTAAATTTGTTCTTTCCCATGGTCAAAACTTCTTCACTCCTGAGATATTTGTCATAATCGCAGGCCTTCTTAAAGTCCTCTGGTGACTGCTCTTTCATCTGCTTCCATGCCTTGTCGTTCCTATAAGGACAGAAATAGCATGAACTCTTTGGGGCCATGGGAAGGCCCTTATCCTTTAGGTATTGGAGGCAATCCTCTCGGGAAAACCCAATTTCAATCAAGGGGAAGATGTTGGTCTGCCATTTATCTCGGGCCAACCGGCATCTCTCCTTCTCATCGGTAGAGATTCCTAGGAGCATCTCCACATGATGAGTCCATCTCTTTCGCTTCTCTAGGCCCAATTGATTCCGAACCTCCTGATGAACCGCCCTGATCTTATAGTCGGTAGTACACTGCCGCCATCCCATACCGACCCCTCCTTCCTCCTTTTTCAAGAAAAAGGGAACTTTAAAGGGGGCCTTTCCAAGGTCTCCCTTGGTAGTAAGATAGATAGGAAACTTAGTGATTCGCTTCTTCACCTCCTTGAAATACTCATAGACAGCATCAGGCTCCCTCTGAGTGTCGGCAAACACGGCAAAATCTGGTGGATTCTCTAAGAATCCCTCCTCATACATATAGGCCAAGACGGATGATTGGACTCCGGCCCCAAGACTGAGGACACGAATTGTCTTCTTATCATCCTTCTTCAAAGAGATTTTAAGCCCCTCTTTTTGCTGTTTTAGGGTTAGATCAAACTTCAATGGCTTACATACCCCCCTCGTCCGTTCTCATCCTCTATTCCGCAATGATAGCCCCCAGAGAACTCCCCTGAAAGGTTGGCCATAGTAGAGCCATAACGAGGCATCTCTTCGTCCACAAAGGTTTGGGCCAAAGCATCTGATCTGTCTGGAGAGCGTCCCAAACGCTTCTTGATGTCCTCCTTACTCTCCAAGTGAAACACCTTCTTGAACTTTAATTGTGGGGTCAAGAGGTCGTTTTTAAGATAGGGGTCGTTCGGCAGTTGGCCCCCGGATTTCACCCAGTCCCTCAGCCTCACATACATCTCACTTCTTACGTTGGCATACCTTTCTTTATCAGCCGCAGATCGGGCATAATTAACCCCCTCTACAAGGAAACCATGCTGGAGTTGAAGATTATCGACAACACCAGAACCGTAGCCCCCTGTATCGTCCACATAGACCTTGCTGGCCTCATACTCATGGGCATAATGTAAGACCTGTGCCGCTACCTCGGTGGAGTTATATGAGGACTTCAATGGGACTATTTTATGCACTTTCCTTCCCTGCCTAACAGCGATAATCGTTGAGTCCACACCACCTCTCGCCACATCGACTCCGATCCTAACCTGTGCATTCTTTACCGCATCTTCATCAATATGTCTAGCAATCGACTCCTCGATTTCACGGAGGGTAAGAAGCTGTGTGTCACCTACAGTGGGATACCTACCAAAGACGTTGACCAGCACGTAATCACTATCAAGCCCGAACTCGGCAATCTGTGCCTCCGCCCATTCCTTCGACACCCGTGAGGCCCTATTGGGGTCGTTCGGATCACCCGTGACGTGATATATCTTCCAATCAATCTTAGACAGCCCCATGGAGGCCTTATAGATCAATCCAGCAGGCCTAATAGGGTTTTTAGTCACGAGAAGCCGCCCCTTCGTCACAGCCGATTGCTTACCTGATAGGGCCGCATCTGCGGTCACTATGACCCCATCAGGGATGTCTCCGGCCTCATCTATGAGGAAAGCGACGTTATCCGCATGGAGTCCGGCCAGAGCNGTCGCCTGCTCCATCTCGTTGGCCCCAATCTTGAAGGAACGGGCATCNATNAANGAGAATTTCTCGTGTCCCTTGAGCGTGATCCGCTCCTGCCCGTCATGCGTAACGGCAGTNGCAAACTTAGACCGAGAACGCCACATACACAACTCCGCCCAGAGGTTGGCCATCAACTGCTCTTTTGTGTGGGAGATGGCCCCTATTTTGGGGAGTTTATTGGTCAAAAAGAAATGCCAGCCAAGAATGGCCAATGTGGCCGTTTTTCCTGGACCCTTTCCACAGATCATGGCGATCCGAAGAAACCGACGATATAACTCCATTACATCTTCTTGCCAAGTGTCTGGAATAAAATCGAATTGATCCCGTGCAAATAGTGGAGGGTCTTCCCTCCACTGCTTCATCATGTAGGCAGAGACATCCGGGTCGGAGTTCCGGTACATCCGATTGACATTAGGTGTCGAGTCTAAAAGAGGGGACTGCATCCCTCCATGATACTAGGCCTCTTCCGCAGTGTCTATGGTAGAACTCGGAGTATTTGTCGTTCTATCAAGATAGACATTCCCTCCGGCCACAGTATTCCCACTTCCTGTAATCTCAACTGATGGTTTTGAATCAGCGTCGTACGTTCTGACGACCATTTCTCTCGTAACCGCAATATTGTTTCTCAAGGTGTTTTTTAATAACTCTAATGATTCCTCCACTTCTGGAAAAGGATCGGCCTTAACCGACTTATCAGAAGTGTGAAAAATACTATCTATAGTCTCCTCTAAAGAATCCAAAAGACCAAATGCTGTAAGCATGGCCCTGCATCTCGTTATTATTTCTTCCTTTCGTTGCTCTACTTTTTTACTCATTTGTTACCCTCTTACGTGCTTCCTTAATCATTCCATCTATAAACAACTCCTTCTCTCCTAGCAGGATTTTTAGATTTGTGTTCTCCTCTCTCAAAGTCTTAATCTCTTGCTTATATACCGCATCTTGAAACATATGCCTCTCATCATTTTCTTTTTCTTCCATATACTCCTCCCGTTTTTTTTGTAAATCCTCATGCCTTTTAATTCTGTCCATTACCTCTCCAATAGACCCCCCATACTTTTCTGTCGCATTCTTCAAAACAGAGGAATACTCCACATCGCACAGTTTTGCAACCGCCTTAAATTTCTCTACCATACCGTCATCTATAGCATGAGCATCAAAAACACTTATGGCCTGATCTCTATGGGTAACATGATCGGCCTCTGAAAGGCCCTCTAACCGCTGAATATATGTCTGCAACCTCCCTATTTTAATCTTATGCAGATCATCTTCATGAATATGATCCCACAACCGATTGGCCAAAACCATATGATCCCTCAATGCGGCCTCTTCAAATGCTAAAATATATGGGTTTTTTTCTTCCGACATCATCCCTCTTCCAACGCCTCTTTGATACCCATATCATCAGCGGCCTTACCCAAAGCACGATTAATCTCCTCTGCCGATTTATTAGCATCAAAGATTATATTCATGTTTTCTTGAAGCATTGACATAAACTTATACCTAAGATTATCTAATGTAGGTTCATTATCCAAATAATCTCTCAATTCTTGAATCAACTCAATCCGTGCTTTGGCCTGATGACAAGTTCTATCATGCTCCATTGCCCTCTCCATCGCACTTTTTGCACTATCTGTAACCTTCATAATTTAACCTCCTGAGACCCCTCCACCGTCACTCTTTTTAGACCCACCTTTTTCGCTATCTCGGCCTCCTCAGTAGCAAGGTCACTCTTCTCCTGTGCATAGACCTCTAACGCCTTCTCTATGACCTGCATCTTCTTCCACAAGACCTTCGTCACATGGGCCGTCCACGCTTCTAATGGGGCCTCTGGATTAAACCTTTTCCTGTCATGCTCTATTGTTTCTGATAGGCCCTTTATACACCTCATCCCTCCCAACAGACCTTCCATTCTACTATTAGTAAGATTATTATCCATACTAATCCTTTGCAACTCTTTGAAGTAATGCTCTTTTCTTTCTTTTGAAAGACTCGATGGGTTGGACTTATCCTGAATATACGCATACATATGCGGTTTAGTTCTCATCTTTCAACCTCTCATTAAGGTGTTTAAACTCTTCTAAAGACTTATCAATCCCTTCTATCACACCGTTATACAAAGATTCCGCCAGATTTGATAACTCATTACTATCATCATTCAGTATATCAACGAACTCCTTCTTCGAGTTCTCCATCTCTTCTATAATACGCTCTCGCACTTTGACCCCATGAATCCCTCTAAAGTTCGAGACCACTCTTAAAACATCCTTCGTCACAACGCACGTAACTGCCGACTTCACTTCATTGGCGGCCTTCTCACACATCACGTCTTCAGAGTCATGTTCCTCAGGCAAAAACCTATCCGTCCCTACTAACGCCTTGTCTAACTCCTCCTCAAGACAAAAATCAATGTGTACTTCTCTCACCTCTTCTTTTTCGCTCATTCTTCTCCCCCTTCATATTTTAGACCTTTTTCTATCAGTTTACCCATATATTCCTCCCGTGCTGTATGAATCGGGACTACCGTCTTCTTCCCCAACTCTTCCGCTAATAAGCTGATTCTCGCCTCATGGAGGTAGCTTATCGTTCTAGTTATGTACCCTGAGTAACTACTCTTCAACTCCTTCTCTGCCTCAAGGATTACATCAAAAATCTTCTTGTCTAGTTCACTTCTCATTCTTCTCCTTATTGGCCATTATAACTTCATCAGGAATATCTCCGGCCTCATCTATAATAAAGGCGACATTCTCTTTATGAAGCCCATTTAACTTAGGCCTCTCCGCATCATACTTTGTCACACTCTTACAATTCACCGGTTTAGCTTTTTTCATTTGGGCCACACGCTCAGAAAAATCCTCAAAAAGGGTGCGCAAATCAGCTGGAGGCAAGGACTCGCTTCCCCTTATAGATTCTCTCCAATCCCAAAAAAACGCCCAATCTTTATTTGTCATATTCTTTACCCTTATCTATTAAATAACCATTTACATGAAGTTCAAATCGTGGCTCATGCTTTTCTACATACTCTAACAATTCCGCATTTGTTGCTTGCTTGTCATACTTCCTAATATATCGAATCCAAGGGACATCCCCATATATATCCTCTTGCTCCTTCAGCCACCATTCTGGATATTCTCTTTTTACTTGTCCCAAAAAATCTCCACACAATCAAGAAGATGGCCTGCCGCTGTAAAGAAAAGAACCAAACGCACCCCCCAGTACAACCATGTCTCTTTCTTAAGTTTTGGGACGTGGTCATCTAGCATCCCCAGAATGATATAAATAACCACTACATCTAATAAGGAAACCACCAACAAAAACAACTGCCCCAGCATTATAACACCTCATCATGGGTTGTTATACTAAACACATTTTTAAGACCTAGCTTCTTCACTATTTCATCTCGCTTCTGTTGTAAAAGCACCTTCTTCTCTAAAAGTCTTCGTACCTTTTCAACCGTCTCATCCCCCTCTTTCTTAAGCTGATCTGTTAAGCTAATCAAAAACTTAATCTTACCATCATAGGACTCTATGGCAGTGATTAAGTTAAAATTCTCGCTCTCAAGCGTAACAAATTCCTTATTTAACCTATCCTTTTCTTCTTCACTCAGTTTGGGGGCGTTCTCTGCAGGCCCCAGCATCTGTGTTTTACTCATTTTCTACCTCCTCTCGGTCTTCTCGGTCTTCTCTTCGCTTTTCCATGGCCTCTGGCAACTTACCCCAGTGTGCCTTAGGCCGTAGCTTGCCATAACTCGCTGGCCTTTTTTTGCGTTCTTCTGGGGCCACCGCTGGTTGAGTCATCTCATAGTCCCTTTGTTGCCTATGTACTTCGGCCTGCCGTTTCCACGTATCTACTTTTTCTTGCAGTTCAAGGTTCTCGTTGCTCATTTTTCTACAGTTTGAATACAAATCCTTGATTTCCTTTTCCATACGAATCATATTCCTTTCATGACTGCCTTTCAGCGTTGCTATCCTTTCCAAATCCGTGATCAAGTTATATATCACATCCTTCACCAAACGCCTCTCAGACTTCAACTCACTAACATCCTTACTGGCCCTACGATAATCCTTCATCAAATTAGAATACCTTTCTTCTGGTGTCCCTTTACCTCCACCGTATCCATCTGATGTCATATCTACTGTCCCCATTGGTTCACTCATTTTCTTCCTCCTTTTTGTCTTCTTCTATATCACCAAATTTTATACTCTCCTCAAACCTATCCAAGTATATTCTACTTTCATTAAGATAGTCTGAAGTATTTATAAGTTTCACCTGCATTCGAGAATTGTCTTGAAGGCATCTCATAATTTCCCTTTGTATTCCCCACAGAAGTTCTCTTGCTGGAAAAAACTGCCTCTTCTCTATATAATCAAAGAGTCTGGCCTCATCACTATCTATCCTCTCTAGGATTGTTTTATCTTCCTCCTTGGCCTTATCGTACATACGCTTGAATACGGTAGTAAACAAACGCACTTGATCCACTAATACTGTTTCATCAATCTTCACTGTAATCCCCCCTAAAGTTAGAACTCATCGACCCCAACGCACCCTCAATATGATCTAAATGATCATCCATCTTACGCCCGAATCGGTAAGGTACTTTGTCTTGGTACGTCTCTAAAAGTTCGACCATACTATTATATCTGGCCCACAAAGTGTCCAGATCATCATTAAACATCATCACATTTACTTTCTTTTCCTTTTCATTTTTCTTTTCTTTTTTCTTCATTTCTCTCGCTCCCTCTCGCATTGCTCTTCCATCTCCTTCATAAACTCCCTATGCTTGGCCCATACAGACAGCATAAGCCCTACCGGAATCATAACTACCAAAGTGATTATCATCCACATGAACTTATCTTCGCTCACCTAACAACTCCTAAAACGCATGAGGAAGCAACAACAAAATCAACAAAAGAATAAAGATTGGCATTGGATCAATCATCCTCTCCCTCCAAAGCATATTCTATATTTGATATGTTTGTCCCCATACCTACTAACAAGTGGGCCATTTCATCCCCATAATCGAAGAAAAGCCTATCACGACGAACATATAACCATTCCTTTATAAGGTCATGAATGTCTCTTATACGAGGAATCAGCTTCGCTATTTTATCCAAATCTACCTTGTCTTCTCTCTTATCCCACCCTTTTTCTAATAACTCATCCTTTATTGCATCCAAAAGTGTCCGCAGATTTACCAACAACGGGGACAAGTCTGCACCAAAACTATACGGAATACGACTAGCGTGATCCTTCCTAAGTTCACTAAACTTATGACATATCTTTAAGAGGTGGGGCAACTCACCCCGTATCGTTATAACATTAAGTAATTTACTCATTCGTCTATTACCCCCCCTTTAAGTGCAATAATGTCTTTTATTGACTTACTCATTTGACTTATTTCATCCTCAGTAAGAATCATTTTTATTTTAAAACTTTCGGTCGCAGAGGCCATTTGTATTCTTACCGTGAAGTAGCATTTATCCTCTTTGAAAAACGGAACCGTCTCAAAGGAATCATCATTCAAGAAACTAAAATTATCATCATTATGGATTATCTCATGCCAAGGGTCTTCTCTCTGAATTACTTTTCTTGCACTCTTTAACCATGCTCTTGTCACACAAAGTTTCATTGTTTTTCCTCCTTGTCTCTAAGAGCGATTGCATCTATCGCTTCTTCCAATGTCCCTATATCCTCCTCAGCAAGAATTACCTTCCTCTTAAAGTGTCTCAACTTAGAGGATACCGTTACTTCTACCTTATAGCGGTCGATTCCTTTTTCTACAAAATATGGTGTAACAGGCACAACCCCTTTATCCCCAACAAAAAAGTTATCTTCGTTATGAACTATTTCATACCAAGGGCTATCTGGTGTCACCTCATTTTTTGCGTAATTCATCCACTGTTCTGATACAAAAAGTTTCATTGTTTTCCCTCCAAGCGACAAGTTATACTATGGTCAGTTTTCTCACAAATAAACGCATAATCACCAATACCCCACTCTTCTATTTTTGTTTTTGGGGCCTCATTCCATACTTTATATATACCTACCATAAGAAGAACAACTATAAGAAAAACAACAAATATCGTAAGTACACGAAAGGTGCTTTCTGCAACATCATCCCAATCCCACCTGCTCATCTTTACCTCCTAATATGAGGCCTCCCAGAAAGAAATAGGTTCGAGATGACTACCAAAACCTACGGCACTCCTTCTGAAAGACCCATGATAAGCACCGCTAAAGTGCTTAGTTTTTATTAAATACATTATATCTCCAATCGTGTTCCTTTCGGGCCAAAAGGCACAACTCATGATATGTTAAAGGGCGTTTTCTTATTCTGCGTTTCACGCCTTTCCTATTCACATATTCTTTGATAGTACTCATATAAACTGGCCCCTCACCAAACTTTTTAAATAACTCCGCATCTTGCACATCATTTACTTCCAGTTCAAACGNATACTTGTCCCACCAATTCTCTNTCCACCTTAGAGTTTCAAATCGCCTATCAACTCGTTTCACGCTCTGTTTATCTTCTCCCTTGCTTCATCAAGGTCTGATATCTCCTTATACTCCTCGTAACTAGGTATGCGGTCAAACCTCTTTACGAATTTTAAAAAGGTTGTATCTCCAAAAATCTTGTTCATCTTTTTATGCCACCACTTAGGANATAGCTTTTTCTTTTTATTCGTCCCTTTCATACTCATACTCTTCATACACATCACTTAAAAGATTATCCCACTTCTCTCGAAGTTCCTCTGGTAAANGTACACCGTGCTTTTCTATCAGCCTATTGATCTCGTGTATTTTTTCAAGTGTGTCACCAGCAAATCCCATCAATCCTCCAAAAATGGGCCTTTTAAGGGAGTAGAAGTTAGTACAAATGTGGTAAAGACTAAACTACCACCTACCCAAAAAAGGCCCGGGCAAATTGTTGTGAACTCCGTTATAGCACCACAAAACACCGATGTCAACACTTTTTTTCAAGGTATGTAAATTTTTTTTATTTTTTAATGACTGCCTGAATCATCCTATGGGGAACCAACCGAAATGTCCTCGATTTCTTATCACCCCGAAAAGAAAATTGAAACCCTGCTCGATTCCCATGGATAACTATTTCGCCTGGCGTTAGGTTTTCGGTTTCCTCCGCAACCGAAATGATTTTTGACATCGTCGTCCTCTCCATATGCTTCGGTATGTGCAGAAGGTCTGAAGTAATATTAAACATCAACTCAACCATCACCCTATCCCTAACCGGACGCATCTTCAAAATCTTATCCATACTCTCCAAGGGATACACCCTATCATCTCTCAAAGGGCCTCTCAATACTCCTCGTTTCCTCACAATATATCCTCCAAAAACTTCGTATCGGGTTCCTCTTCTACAGGAGTCTCTATCCGCTTCGGTTCAGGTTTTTTCTCAACATGATAAGATGCCTCTATGATATCCGTCAACGACTGCTTATGCTCTATCTCCTTCTTATCAACAAATATCGCACCGGCCCTACCCAACATCTCAGACGCTTTGAGACGATCAGAAACCTTCGGAGGTGCTTGACCATAACTGTCAAATCCCCGGACAAGGTCTGAATACCACAACAACATCTCCTCCGCTGTCATCATNCGNTCATGCTTCTCCTTCAAATAATCCATCCTNCCTATCATCGCCTCTTTCACCTGTGGCCTCCTCAAAATATCTCGACCTTTGTCATGGAGACGGCAATCCGCACCCTTCTTACCCATCACCTTCATCGTCTCAACTATATTACCCGTGAAATTATTCACGAAGTCCTTCTCCAACTTCGTCAACCTCTTCGGTTTTATAACACCCATAAATCCATTTTAAGGCCCTCTAAATGATTTTTGAAGGTCTTTGCACGTTTTTCACCCCAAAGGCCCCAAATAACCCCGTTCCTAAGGCCTAGGGAGACCCCATATATTAACAAAACACCCTTTTTTTAATATATCCCGACGATATATTAAAAAAATCCCGTTTCGTTAATATATACCCAATGTTCCACATAGAACATTTCGGGTTCCCAACGCATTGCACTGCACATCGCACAATCCCATTTCAAATTTTTGTGTGTGGAGTTTAGGACTGATTCCGCCCGCCGGCCCGCAAAAAAGGGGGGAATGGCCGCCCCGGCCTTGAAGCTCCAAAACTCGGAGATTCAAAGACTCGGAGAATGTGAGGCCCTGAGGATGCCCTGAGGATTGAGGCCATCATGCGATCCAAAGACTCATCATGATGATGCAGTGCTATGATGCATGGGTGCTAGGATGCATGGGTGCTATGATGATGCATAGGATAACGATAGTGCTTAATTGATAATGCGTCGCATCCCCGATGGTCCCTGATTATGCCCTACCAATATGTAGTCTTTTTGTTTTAAAGGCCTCTGTAGGCGATTCTATGAGGCCGTTTATACGCATGAGGATGAGTAAATAGTCGTATGGGTCAATTGTGACGCATAACAAACGGTGTGGTGGCCGTTATACGCTATAATTTTACTCCTTAGCTATAACGCTTCATGTCATTTTAAAACAATGACGCTTTGCGGTGTAAATATATCTTTTTAAAATGCGGCCTGTATTAAGAAAAATNTATGTACTTGAAATTACAGGGTTTTTTTGTACGATAGTGCTAGGAACTNGCACCGCATCAAGNCNAAAATACACCGCACGAAGCGTCGCAACACGATAACATAAATGACTCATCGCATTTACGACGCTTCTCGTTGTTCCTAGTTTATCGTATTATTTTGGCCAAAATACGCCACACGGTCCACCTATTAAAATAGGTAGAAAAAAAATGCTCGTAAACCCCTGTAAATGGTAGGCCATAAACCCTTGAATATTCGTGCATCGTGTAAAAATTACATGGTTGGTCAATTATCACCAAAAAAAACTTGACACAGTATCACCATTATGTTATACTCCTATTATTGATGGCCAATGGTGGCCTCAAAAAAAAGGTAGGTTGATTATGTATGAAAAGCAGATTTACTTAGGCCCTGAATATGTAGAGGCCTCTATGATGGGTGAATGGGCGGTCGATTATGATGCGAGTATATCAAGGCCATTCTTTGTCTGTGGACCCGATGGCCGTTGTGGCCATGGGAACACAATCAAAGAGGCCCTAAGGATGGCGGTCAATAGTAGGCCAATTGAAAAAATAAAGGTGGGTGCATAATGAAAAAGAAAATATGGATTGGATTGGATAATCTTGATGCGCTTGACTTAGAAGACTGGACTGATTCGCACGAGTATCAAGGCGATTGGTTGGTTGAATATAACCCTATTAATTCGGAGTTTTATGTCAAGGCTCCGAATGAACACACAGGTTTTGGAGCATCAATTAAGGATGCGATAATCAAAACCTTTATGGACTATGAGTCGCCTATATCAAGAGATACGTGTGGCATCCGTGATTAATAATGATGACAAAAGGCCGTCAATGGTGGCGGCCTTAAAATAAAGGTAGGTAGAATATGGAAAAGAAAACTGAAAAAGAAAAGACAATGGAATCAATCATGTATGAGAGGCCAAGACTGCCTTATTATCTTGATGATTGTGTCTTGTGGACAATGGGTCATGTGGCCAAACTGTATAAATTGACTGCCAGTGTGGCGTTAATTTATACGGCCATCATGATAGTTTATGGCTCCTTTATGTTGACCTTGTGGTCATTAGATGTGAGTTTCAAAACCTTAGGAGTATTTTGATTATTAAACTTTGAGGCCGTGGAGATAATCCCCACGGCCTCTCATTAAAGGTAGGTAGGTTATGGATATTAAAATGGGAGTAAAGATTAAAGAATTAAAAAAATTGAATGAATTAAGAGACAAGTATTTTAAGCTATTGGATTCAACGCCTTATGATGTGGCCTCATTTGATAAGCGTCGTCAATGGTTGAATGCCTTGTCAATATTGAATGACAGAATTGGAACAATTGAAAACTTTATTATCTTTAAAGGTGGTGTGGCATGAAAAATGAAACAATAGAAGACAAAAGGCTTGATTTTTATATGGATGTGGACGGATGGCTTGACGATTTGGCCTCAAATACTGATTTGACCGTGGAAAAGGAAAGAATAGATGCTTTAAAAAGTATCTTGAAAAGTGTTGATGTGGCCATCGTTGATAGTGTTATCCGAACACAAGAAATTATCAAGAATAAAGGTGGTGAAAAATGAAAACAAAGATATTAAAGCTGGCGTTCACGGCCTTAAAAAATCATCCTATGGTTAATTATCTTTGTATGGATGATGATGACCTTAGGGCCGTATTGACTGGAAAAATTAAGGAAATAGAAAAAGAAAACGGCAATATAAGAGACTTAACGCATTCAATGCTCCGTGAATGGCATCAAATGGCCAAAAAAGACTACTATTATAGGAAAAATGTATTAATGCAAGGCCATGAAATAGTGAAAACATTAATTAACAATATTAACCGCTTTCAAAAAAATAAAATAAAGGTAGGTGAATA